TTCCCACCAGTTTTTATCTGGGTTAATTTCCCTGTGTTTCCCTGCATACCATCCCTCGCGCTGATTGCGGCTCTTTAGTGTGCGTGTGTTAGTCATGATCGACCTTTCAATTTTCAGACCATCTATTTTCTATTTGTCGCGCTATGTGGCTAGGCAAAGAATTCGATCTACCACCCGGCATGCTGTCATGAACCTGCTTTACATGGATTTTTTCGCATTGTTCTGAGCAATAATAACAATTAGTCCATCCTTGCTTCATTTGGTATTTACTTTTTGTCAATCCGCAATACCCGCATTCTTCTTTGCTCATCACTTGTCGACTCCCTCTTTACTGTTGTCTGTCATGGTTGCGCACCGTTAAGCAAGGCCGTATCAACATCTTTTCGGCTATCTAGGTTTAGTGTTTCGCTACGACCAAAGCATGTTTTACCATCTGTAAAGCCTGCTGATATTGGATTTGGGTAGAGTCTTTCCCAATTGCTTCTTGATCCGTAGCGCATTGCTTCCATCGTTTCAACAAATCTGTCGTGGTCGATTGATTTTGGAAATATAAAAATCAGTTCTTTGTCATTTGGCTTTAGTACGACATATTTCATTTGATTCATTCCGTCACCTCTTTAACTGGTGGTGCTGGCATCCAGCCTGTAACCACATTTTTCGAATCAAAATAGACGCTAGAGAATTCATCCCAATTGTCAATCAGCTCTACCCAACCTTCTTTCAAGTAGTATGTGTCTGTTTTCTCGTCGTATTCGTCCATTTCGCTATCGCACGATGATTCTTCTGTGAATTTCTCGATGTACTTTGCAAAAACAGTCCTGTCTTTTCCGCAAGCATTCTTATAGCTGACAATGATCTTCTTGCCCTTTGGTGCTGTTTCTATCGGCAGCCAGCTCACTTGCTTCACTGGCTCTTGATTAAGCTTTGCAAGCTCTGCGTGATAGCGGTGAAATGCTGGAAGCCACGTATAAACAGTGTTAGGCCAAAGCCCCGCCTTTTCTGCTGCCGCAAGAATTTGCTGTTCTGTCGGTTTCACTGGCTTTTGTGCGGGTGGTGCCGTGTATAGATTCGGATGGCCTTTATCTCTCACAGGCACAGCGTATGTGGCAACTAACTGGCCGCTATCTAGGTAGTCAAAGCCTATAGGGATTGCCTTAACAGGCTCTTGTGCTGGCTGTTGATCAAAACAAGCATCACACTCATAGGACTCGCCATCCCTTTTATAGAACCACCCTTTACCGCCACAGGTTTTACACGGCTCTTGCTTCACTGGCTCTTGTGCTGGCTGTTGAGCAATAGCAGCTTCATAATCTGCTTTGTTCGCAAACTGGCTCATTGTTGGTGCTGGCAATGTAGAAAGAACATCAGCCAATCGAGAAAGCTCTCGATACATTTCCTCTGGCTTGTAGTTTTCAATATCGCGCAAGATCAGCGAAAGTTTTCCATGAAAGTATCTTGCATCTAGACCATGCTGATTCCTTCCCTTTGGCTCTTGTGCTGGCACTGCTGATAGTGCTGCTTGGTAGCCTGACTTATAACCAATTGCAAAAGTTACGTCATTCTTCAGTACGCAATGTCCGTTTTCATCTGCGCATTCTTTCAAAAATTCAACGTCAATATCTTCCGTTGTTATCTCTTTCATTGCTGGTTCTCCTTGTCAAAAGCCTTCTGCAAAAATTCAATAATCTCTGCTGCTTTTTCTTTAGTAATATCAATGTTTGTCTCTTTGTCGCTGTGCCAATGATCTGAGCTGTGCTCGATATAATTGATGCTTACATCGTTCGGATAGTCTGTAAAAACACTAACTTCAAACCAGCATGCAGGCGTGATTTCTAATTTTTTCATTTCCCTGTCTCCTGAATAGATGCTATAGCTGCGTCAATAATCGAGCTAACATCGCCACCTCTAAGTGTGTGCGCTCTATATGGCAATTGGTAAGTATGATTTCCTCCCATGTCTGGCGAAACCATCTTGAACTGTTTTAATAGCCACTGATACCGCGCCTGATCTTTCTTTGCCTCTGCTAGCTGGATCTCTAGCTCTTTGATGCGATCCGTCATTTGCTCGTATTCGCTCATTGATGCTTCAAGACGATTATTCATCATACTTTCCATGTATTCCATATCATTCCCCTATCATCGAAAACCACGTTTGTTTTGTAACGGTCTTTTGAGTTTTATTCACGCAGTAGATATTGACCATTTTATTTAGATGACCTTTTTTACATCCTACATTGTGCATTACTCCCGCTTTAATCATGTTTCCTAAAATGCTTCCAACTTTCTTGACCGACACGCCAATTTCATTTGATATTTCAAATGCGGCTAGTTGCCTACCGATTTGCATTGCTTGAGATATTTTTGACTCTATCTCTTTTGTTTCTTCGGATTTGCGGGTCATTTTTTAGCATTTCCAAGATTGCTTGGTCGAATATATCCTTCAACTTCTAGCGCCGCAATTTCATAAGAAAATTTACTTACCCGAGATAAAACTTTATCTAATCCATTCGCGGCGGCAATCAAACTTTTCTTATCAAGATCACTTACAAATACTTTTCCTGTCCTATCGTGCCGTTCTGTAATCGACTCAATAACATTGATTGCGCTTTGTATTGCAAGGGAGGACAAATCCCGCTTTCCTTTAATTGGCTCGCCTTTGTTACTGATCGACATTGAACCAGCAATAATGCATAACTCTTTGCTTAATTGGTTAATGGTATCAATGCTAGGCTCATTTGTTGCCGCCAATAATTTCAAATGCAACTCAAGGACTAATTCTGGATAAGCATCAATTGCGGAAACAAAAGGTATGATCTTTGGGATCTTTATTTCACGCACTACGCGATTACTTCGCTTTTTCATACGCGCCTACCGCTAATCGAATGCCTGAACTAATTGATCCGCCGCCGATCTTTTCCGCTTTGTTCAATGTTGCGCTATCAAGCCAAACATGCGCCGCGCGACCGTCTTTTAACTGCTTTGGTGCGCCTACTGGATTTTTTGTTTTTGGTTTCATGATTTTGTTTTGTTAGTTAAGATGAGCAATTCTATCGCCATAGCCATAGAATTATCAAGCATTATTTTGTATCTGTTGTAAATTTGCGGCATCGGGTTACTGATTACCGATCTTGCTAAGCGTGGCTATTAAATACGCTTGCCCCTAGAGGAACCGCTTTAAATTAATCAGGAACGTGAATGATTTTTGTTTTTTGCGTAATTAGCTTAAAAGCAAATGATGTATTTGAATAATTTAAATTTGCTTGCCAAATGGAATTTTCTAGCAATCCCATCATGGTCGCCGCATCAATACGCGCCTTTATCCCAATTTTAACAAGAAAATTTGCCTGCATTTCACATATATTTTGCACGTGCTTTTTTCGCCTAGCTACTTTCATTTTCTGCCTTTTTATTCTCGCGCAATCGCCAAACTATCTGCCAATATTCTGATCTGCTAAGTTCTGTCATTCTGGGATTTCGTATTCAATGACATCTGTTAGCCATCGCACGAAAATAGGCGATGATTCAGGATTAACCATCCCCATCACATTACTATTTGATGCTATGGCGGTATAAAGCGGCTCGCCTGTTTTTGCTGTTATGCTTTTAGCTAAAAACATTCGGCATGATTGCTTTTTTTGCGCTTGCTTGATTCGATAGCATGAGCTAGGTAAGTTCACATCAATATCGTCAACATCAACCCATTCTGTGCCGAACGTCGTTCCATCACTGCGAACTCTTTGAATCGCCTTACCCTCTGCCAATGCCTGCACAAGCGGCAAATAGTCTTTTGCGTTATCTTTATGCATATATTCCTCACGAAATAGTAATGTAGCCAAAATCAGGATCACGGCCTTCACGCGCTCGCGCTAGTGCATCGGCGGTTGCTTGCGGTAGTTGATATACACTTTTACGCTTGTCAATCTGCGCCTGCATTTGATCTTGCCGTTCCTGTCGCTGCTTTCGTACCTCATCGCTCATAACCCAAAAGTCGCGGCTTTTACCGCTTATTTCGCTTTGGATTTGATCGCCTAGCGCAATCAATGTCATGGTCATAGTTTGAGTCGATACGTTAAATTTTTGCGCCAAGACATACGACTTATATTTCTTGTCTTGGTTAGCTTTTAGAAATTCTAATACGTCAAAAGCGTTCATTGTTAGCCTCTTGATACTCTGCGATTGTTGATGTTACCGATTTGAAATCAGATCCAGTTATTCGGTGAATTTGAGCTATACGCTTTGCATCGTTATCGTGCAGACAGTACAGTTTTTCGTATAGCTCGATTATTCTATCTTTTGGTACTTCGGTCATGCAAAAGTCATCCGTTTGTAAAGGTTGCGCGTAATTTCTACGTCATGCTGGCAATACTCGGCAACTTCAATAATACGTCCATCACGAACATAGTCCCAGACCATCGATCCATCAATATCGCCTTTGCCTTCAATCCCGCAAGCCTTAGTTATCTTATCCAAGCTATTGCCGCGCTGACCGCCCCATTTTTGCATTGTGTCATAGACTGAATCATCCCAAGGTTTAGCATTGAATGGGATAAATGGTGATGGCTTGACATTTAAAACAACGTGACGACGAAATAGGAACTGTAAGTCAAACTCTATCAAATTATGTCCGACAAACCGAAGCCGTTCATTTGGACGTTCTGCGCATAATTTATTGATGATGTTTGAAAATGTCTCAAGCATAATATTTTCTGTGCGTATATCAGCAATGCCGCAAGAAATTGATTGTGTAGGCTCATCATCAATAGCCCATCCAATAACGCAAATATGCCCTAATGCGCCGTCGAAAGATGTTTTGCGCCATGATTCATCTGCTGCAAGAATGGCGGCTTCTGCGCCTTTTTTCTCTACCCACTTGGCAATCATCGAATCTTTGCTAGTGAACTTGATTTCGTCTTTGTCGGTCATGCCAAGATCGATAGCGGCTTGTTCTTTTGTGAGCGTTGACGGTGCTTTGATGTTTTCTTGCGCCAATTTCAAAAACTCATTTTTTACTTCTGGATTTTGTGCAGGTATGGTTTCGATGTCGATAAAAATATTCATGTGTGTTAATGCGGTATTTCTACCGCAATCCTATGATTAGTTAAAATGGAATGTCGTCTTGTAAGCCATCATCTGGCAATGTCGCTCGTTGCCTTGGCTGTTGACGTTGTGACGACTCTTGCGGAGAATCACTAGATTGGCGCTGACCACCTTGCAGCGCGACATCATTAACGCGCAAATCCATCTGCTTGCGTTTGTTGCCGTCTTTGTCTGTCCATTCGCGCTCAGACAATGTGCCTGATACCGTTACAGATTGCCCCTTCATGAGATACTTACTCAATGACTCTGCACGTTTCCCGAATAGCTGGCAATTCCACCAGATTGTATGCTTGTCTTTGCCTTGAGAATCTGCAACAGAGAAATTACAAACGGCATCACCATTTGATAAATACTTGATTTCAGAATCGCGTCCAAGTTGACCGCTTACGCATATTACATTCATGCTTGACCTCCTAATAATTGTGTTTTACGTGCTGTGGCAGCAGTGCGTAATTCGTTAAGTTGCTTTTCTGTTGCGCCTTGCGTTACCGCTGATTTAAGCATTGCGCCAATTGGCTTAACGTCTTGAGCCTCGTTAATGGCGGTTAATAAGTCTGCACATTGGCTATCGGACAAAATAGGTTTGACAACCTCGTGCGTTTCGCTATCAGCATCAATTGCGGTTTCCTCTGTAGGAATGCAGAATGCTTGAAACGCTGCATACTTGTAAGCTGCTGACATTGCTTTGTTAGTCGCTTTGTCACCGCTATCCATTGCCTCGCCATAAGTTGAAACCGTGTGAATGCTTCCATCAATACCGACAAAATCAAAATCAGCTTTGATAGTCACGTAAAATAGCGCTGTTCCTTTGGCGTTAGTTCGCTCTACGCAAACCCGCTCAGTGCATCGTGGAAGGATTGCAAGCTTATGCTTGGCTAGTAATGGCGCAAGTGCGTTATAAACCGCGTCAATGCCCCTAAAATTGAATCCCTGCATCTGGTTTTTGGAGTTCTTCGCAATTCCCATTTGAGCCAATTCCGAAGCAACTTCGTTTATTGCTTGGTACACTTTCTTCGTTTCCATCGTCTTTTCCTAGTAGTTGATCGTATTCAATTTGTTGGCTTGCAGTACCATCTTTGATATCGCCAACTAAACTATCAAAGATGTGTGATTTGATTCTACTCATGATGTTTCTCAATTTTAGGCGGTTCAATCAATGGCATCCAATGAGTTGGTGCATATGATGGGTCTTCTTGAAGAACTACATCATTATCAGTACACCAATCTTGCCAATCTTCAATTCCTGATTCCCAATCTGCTTCGCCTTGAAATTCCCAGCACCCTCGAATAACTAAATCTGCATGAGGGAAAAAAAGTAAAATCCATGTCCCGTCGCGGGGCGCGGTTTCAATATCATTCCAATTGCTCATTTGAAAAGCCTTCTAAGGTTACGTTTAAATTTTATCAAAGCCCATTTGCAGTCTTCGATAAACCATTTTAGTTTTGTCTTGCGGGGGATTTGATAGCTCATTTTATGACTCTTTTAAATTGGAAATTTCATCTTTAAGTGATTGAATTTCTGCATAAAGTTCATCAATAGTATTATTTGCAGTTGATAATTCATCTTCTGCATTTAATGCGCGCTCAACATATTCTGTTAATGCTTCTCGCAACAAAGCAGTTTGCTGCTTAATTAATTCAGAAGCCATATTCAATGCTTCATCAACTTTTGGGCATGTTTCGGCAACCGCATTAAATACTTCCCTTTTAATTGCTTGATTACTTATGCTCATTTCATCGCCCTACCATTAGTCATCCACTCAGCCTTAGCTATCAAGTAATCACGCTCAAGCTTGCGATCTGCTGCTTCGATACGTGCCGCTTGTTGCGCTTCGATTAGCTCTTGATTAGCAATCTCTTTTACTTCATAGCCGTCATCCATCCAAGACATTAGACAGAGCGCGGCTAGTATAAATGCTGTTGCTTGCGTCCATTTTTTCATGACATCTCCAAGCATTGATATTTTTTAATCTGGTCTTCGATCTGCGCAATCTTTTTGTGAAATGCATCAATTGCCGCTTCTTTTTCTTTCGCCAATTTTCTTAATTGGAATTGTTCTTTGCTGAAATTTTCTGGCGCATCAAATTCTACTTCGTGACTTGACACCAACTCATAACCCATATCTGAAAAATCAGACGAGCTAATCATAAATTGAGGATTTTCCTGCCAAAATTCTTGCGATACCCATACGTGTGCTGTTATTTTCATTTCTATCTCCTATTAATCTGCAAAAGTGCTGCGCAATGCCGCCGCTTTCATTGTTTTGTAAAACGTATCACCTACTACTGCCCAAACTGATTCTTGATCGATTACCCATAAACGCGCTAATGCTTGGCTGATGTCGTCTAAGTCGCCGCCTGCCAATCCCGCATCTTCCATAAAGTTGTGAAGTTGCGCGGTTTCGCAATTAGCAAACGCAGTAATAAAGCGCTTTGTAATTAATTCGACTTCGTTTGCTGTAAAAGAAATTTTGCTCATGTTTTTCTCCGGTGTTTTGTTTTGCTGATGTAGTTACTTTACTTTAGGGTCCAACCATTTGCAAGTACTTTTAACACTTTTCTTAAATTATTTTTGCACTGTTGGTTTTTTACAGTTGCACTTTTATTTAATTCATCTATAATTTAAGTGTAGTTAGGGCCCACTCAATAAAGGATTAAAAATGGATAAGCCAGTAGAAACAATTTACCAGTACGTAAAGCGCAAACTTGACGCTAATAAAGGTCGGTTAAATAAAATCGCAGAAGAAACAGAAATTAAATATTTCATTGTTCGATCAATCCAAAACGGCGACACAAAGAACCCAAGTGTTCACAACATTCAAAAGCTGCACGATTATTTTAGAAAGGCGGGGGAATAAATGGAAAGCAAACTAAAAGCAGCAGCAATGGACTCTGTAGGTGAACTCCTTGCGGGATATCCCCATCTCCCGACCACGCCAATCAAGCAAGAGCCACAATTAACCGATTGGATAAGCGGGGATTTAAAGCCTGTTAGAGATGGAATGTACCAAAGAAATTATGGCGACGGCTCAAACCTTCTTTATTGCAGATTTCAAGATGGAATTTGGTATCTGGGTAAAGCAGATTTATCATTCGCAGCAGGTCAAACTTCTATAAGTACATGGCAGAAAGAATTATGGCGCGGATTATCCTCCAATCCTAATGAGGTGCAACCATGAGTAGATGCTTATTGCACAAATCAAAATTAGCTGAATTTAAATCTTGGCTAGACAAAGAAGGCATTCCACATCGTGAAGGAAAAGGCTTTTATCAAGTTTTACAGGTTTGCAAAAACGGTACTAATTGGAATTGCATTTATTCACGATTAGACATGCCTGAGCATTTTACAACTGACAAGCATCTTGATTCATTGGTTGCTAGATTTTGCCGAGAAAAGCCGTCATTAAATTATGAAGATGAACTGAAAAATAAGCTATTCAAAGCAGTTCAAGCAATATCAATTCAAACTGGTGAACCAGTCGAAGATATTACAAAATGGCTTACTGATGAAGGAGGCTTAACTATGCTTATGCTTTCTCATTTTTCTACAAAGGTGCAATCATGAGCAACATTAAAACAACAGATTGGTTCGACGGTGCAAAGTTTGTTCCTGCTCATGTCGGTTTATACGAAGTTGTGCAAGAAGGTCTTTGGCAATGGTGGGACGGGAAATTTTGGTATGCGATTAGCGCGGTAAAAAGTAGGGCAAGTAGATCTGATTTTATTTCATGTTTTCAATCTAATAAATGGCGAGGCATAAAAAAATGAAGCGCGAATTATACCCGCAAAAGAAAGTGCGCCTAGTCGGTGAAATCCAACGCGAGAACGCTATTAAAATTTTGCAGAATGCGCCTATTGATACCGCTAAACCATTGGAGTTCATCCTACGGGAAGAGGTTAAACCTAGAAAAGCGGATCAAAATTCGTTGATGTGGTCGTGCCAACTAAAGTGCATAGCTGAGCAAGCCTATGTTGCAGGACGCACTTATTCTGCTGAAATTTGGCATATTGAAATGAAAATGGAATTTTTGCCAGAAGATTTTGAAGAAGGAATTACAAAAGATGGATATAAAAAATGGGATTACACATCTAAAGGTGATCGGGTATTAATTGGAAGCACAACTCAATTAACAGTAAAAGGGTTTGCAGAATATCTAACAAAAGTAGAGTCATTTGGAGCAAATTTGGGAGTTATGTTTTATGGCAAATAAAAAAATACCAGCATCAATCAGATTTTCCTCTAAATATGTAAAAACAGAGTCATGCTGGATATGGACTGGCGCAAAAAAGCCCACTGGCTATGGTAATTTTTGGATGAATGAAAAATATTTAGGGGCTCACTGCGCTGCATATTTATTATTTAAAGGAGAAATTCCAGATGGTATGTATGTTTGCCATAAATGCGACAACCCTGAATGCGTGAACCCAGATCATTTATTTGTTGCACTTCCAATAGACAATACTACCGATATGAAAAATAAAGGTCGAGCAAGAGGAATTATTCAAGGAAGTGAATATCACCCGGGAAGAAAAATAAGCCATGAAATTGCCATTAAAATTAGAATCCGTAGGAATAGTGGCGAATTATTAAGAGTTATAGCAAAAGATTATGGAGTAAGTGAAGCAACCATTTGCTATGTTTCTCAGGGAAAAATATGGAAAGATTCTTTTAATGTTTAATCTTAAAATCTACTTGCAACAAGTCGAAGCCTACGGTGCAAATCTTGGCGTAATCTACTCAGCAAACCCTAATGAGGCTTATACGTGAAAATGCCGTTGCGAGAATTACCTGATGGTTGCAGATTTGAGCTTTTGCGTACCGGGCAAAAATTCAAAATAATAACCCGGGTAATTGTCAACAATAGAACGATCATAAAATGCTTGCGATACGATGATGGACAAATAACATCGCTCAATCATCAGTGCATAGTAAGCCCGATTATAAAGCCGCGCATAAAGTTGAAATAAAATGCTAACTAAAAAATGCAAAATTTGCCGCAAGCCTAACCGACCATTCCGAACTACTTGTTCAATCGAATGCGAGGCTGAACTAGGTTTGAAACTCTTGGAGAAGCGCAAACGCGCCGAGGCTAAGAATGTTCGCGCCATAGACAAAGTGCGCGCAGAGAAGCTTAAAAAGCCTAGGGAATACGCTGATGATGCGCAAAAGGCAGTCAATCTCTATGTCAAATGGCGAGATTGGGGCAAGCCTTGTGTTAGTTGTGGAACTCCTCATAGATTTGATGTTAAGCGCGATGCATCACATTTAAAATCACGAGGATCAAATTCAGCGTTACGTTTTCACTTGTGGAATCTGCACATGGCTTGCGTTAGATGCAATATGCAATTGAGTGGAAACATAGCGGAATACTACCCAAGATTGATTGAAAGAATAGGATCGGAAAAGGTTGAATATTTGCACAATGCGCCAAGAGTTAAAAGATTTAGTATTGACTATTTAATCAGACTAAAAAATATTTTCAATAAAAAAGCAAAGCGTCAGGAAAAAAGAATTAAAATGTAGGTGTCAGCTTGGAATCTGATACAAAATTGATTAAGGCTTTAAATGCATCTTGGCGGGGTAATCAATCCCGTTATTCCAACTCCGAAAGGTGAAGGTGCATTTAAAGCCTTTTTGCTTTTAAGGGGCTAAAAATGATTACTCAAGAAGAATTGAAGCACGTTCTTTTTCTTAATGAATCAGAAGGAAGATTCTATTGGAATGTAAATAGAAGAGGCATTGTAAAAGGATCTCAAGCAGGAAGCTTTGATGCTCATGGATATGGGCAAATTAGATTTAATGGCCGAGTATATAAAGAACATAGGCTAGTATGGCTTTATATAACTGGGGAATGGCCGAGCAATCAAATTGACCATAAAAATCATGTAAGACGCGACAATAGATTTGAAAATTTGCGTGTTGTAGATAACATTGAAAATCATAAAAACAGACCTATGCAGAAAACAAACACTAGCGGATTTGTTGGCGTTAGTTTTGATAAGCGCTTGAAAAAATGGGAAGCTTATATAACGGCTAATAAAAAACGAAAATGCCTTGGATATTTTAAAACAATAGAAAATGCAATATCAGCAAGAAAAGCAGCAAATAATAAATATGAATTTCATGAAAATCATGGTGTTGGATATGGAATTTCAAAAAAGAAGCGATATTCAACAAAGCTATTGACGATCTCAAGCAGATCAAAGAGCTTTATAAACGAAAGTTGAAAGAACTAACAAAATGATTATATCGGTAGATTTTGATGAGACATTTACCCGCGATCCGATTTTATGGACTGAGTTTATTAAGTCTGCAAAGTCACGAGGCCACACAGTTTATTGCGTAACATCGCGTGAGGAAAAATACGGCGGTCAAGAAGTCAAAGATGCGCTAGGTCATTTAGTCGATGGCATATTTTTTACAGACGGTGCGCAAAAAGAGCAATTCATGTTGCGTAAAAATATCTTTGTGCATGTTTGGATTGATGATTGCCCATTGGCGATAGTGCATAAGTCAATGAAAGAAGATTGGGAATAACAAACCGAGCCTAACGGTCTTAGGCAACTTCAAAAGGAATGAAAGATGGACAATCAGCACCAAAAAATCAAAGGCTATCGTGACTTGAGCCAATACGAAATCGACATGATGAACGAGGGCAAAGAGCTTGCCACAAAAGTAGGTGAATGGATTGAGAAGTTACAGGCAAATTCATCACATGATCAACGATGTGTCGCAATCGGAAAGACTGAATTGCAAACAGGCTTCATGTGGGCGATTCGCGGCATTGCGCAGCCTACTACTTTCTAACCAATAAATGCCGCGCTAACATAGGCGGCTTAATTAAAGTGTTCAACATGACAGAATCAGAAATATTAAAAATTGCAATTGATAAGCTAACCGACCAATTTAATACGCTAATTGGTGAATGCATAGATGAAAATGGAAATCCTAAAGCCCCAAGTAATAAATCATTGGCGATTGCAAGAGCTTGTTTGCCTTTACGTTGCTCTAATTCGTATAAATTAAAGGAGATAAGCAAATGAAACTAATACACATGACAGCACAAAAAGATTACGATGTTGGCAGCCAACCACCGGAAGGCTATCTTGCATGGCATGAGTGGGCAGAAGTACAATCCAAGAAAGGCAAGCTAAAACAATGTGAATGCGGAAAATGCGGTTTGTGGAAATTTCCGCAGGAACTAAGTAATCAGACATTGACGACATCAGGGAAATATAGAAGTGGGCGCGTAAAAATAATCGTATCAAAAATTTGTAATGAATGCGTAAAAAACGACATAAATAATTGACTGTACATAAAATTTAATTTACAGTATCTACATTGCATTAACCGATGGGGATCGGGCAATAAAAAAGATTGGATAGCCTTCTTTAGTAAAGTGGCTTTCTGACTTGATTTTACCAATCAGTTAAGTTGGATTCCCCAGCCACTTTACTCAAGAAGGTTTTTTTTCGACTATTACAAAGGGATGATATGGAGAATTTAGATTTATTTATTGATGCGCCAAAGCAGGATAAAGTTGCTTTGGTGGTCGATCAATTAAAAGCATTGCTTGAAAAAATTCAAGGTGATGACTTAGTTAATGCAATTAATGAATTGAGAGAAACAATTCACTCACATAGCCCATTCAATACCGAGCCTGTTGATTTTGTGCGCTGGGTTAAAAACACAGAAGTGCATGCAAATGACTATAACCCGAATAGCGTTGCGCCGCCTGAAATGGAATTGCTGCGCCTTTCAATTGAAGCTGATGGATATACGCAGCCAATTGTTTCAATGATTGATCCTGATGGGCGTTTTGAGGTCATTGATGGGTTCCACCGTCATCGCGTTGGTAAAGAATGCGCCGATATTCAATCGCGAGTTCATGGCTATTTACCACTGGTACAAATTCGTGAAAGCCAAGAAGATAAGTCTGATCGCATGGCTTCGACTATTCGCCATAACCGTGCTCGCGGAAAACATAAAGTTGATGCCATGTCTGATATTGTCGTGGAATTGAAGCGCCGTTTTTGGTCTGATGAGAAGATTGCAAAGCAGCTTGGCATGGAACCTGATGAAGTTTTGCGATTGACGCAAATTACTGGTCTTGCTTCATTGTTCAATGACTCGGAATTTTCCGAAGCGTGGGAAGCAGAATCTTTTACCGATATTTCAAACGATAATGAGGAATTGATCAGTGAAGATTAAAAGAATATTTCATCGTTTTGAATTGTGCGAAGAATTTAAAACTGATATGTGGCGAATGGTTCCAATTGAAAAGCGGGAAAGCTTGCAGGAATATTCAAGAAATTTAATGATCGAATATGATTGTTTTGAGCAGGTTTGCCGAAAAGTTGTTGATGAATGGCCTTTCTCGTGTGAGTGCAATTTAACGGCATCGTCAATCAATCATCAAGCTTGGATTGGTCACGCTGCTTGTGCTTTCAATCATAACGCACCAGAAGATATTACTAGGCTTGCATGGAGAACTTTGACAGAAGAGCAGCAAGATTTAGCCAATGAAGCCGCAGACCGAGCAATTGAATACTGGAAGCAAAAACACATAGCAAAATTGATGGGAGAGAAAAATGCCTAAACGTGGATTAGGAATTGATGTTTTAACCGCAGCAAAAGAACGTATTAAATGGACTTTTGATAATTTTGAGCGAATTTACATTAGCTTTAGTGCTGGGAAAGATTCGACTTTGATGCTTCATTTAGTAATGGATGAGGCAAAAAATCGCAATCGTAAAATAGGCTGTTTGTTTATTGATTGGGAATGTCAAATAAGCCATACGATCCGCTTTGCAAAAGAAATGTATTCTGAATATGCGGAATGGATTGACCCATATTGGGTAGCATTGCCGATGAAAACATGGAACGCAACTAGCCAATTCGAGCCAGAGTGGACAGCATGGGACAAAAACAAAAAAGATTTGTGGGTTCGTCAACCTGATGAAATTAGCATTACTGATGGTTCAATATTCCCATTCTATTTTGATGGTATGCCGTTTGAAGAATTTGTCCCATGCTTTGGCGAATGGTACGCACAAGGGCAAGAATGCGCGGCATTTATTGGCATTCGTGCAGATGAAAGCTTAAATCGTTTTAGAACTATTGCACGAGATAAGCCAATGTACGAAGGTAAGCCATGGACAACCAAAGTTATTGCGGATTGCTGGAATGTTTATCCAATTTATGACTGGAAAACAACAGACCTTTGGACATACTTTGCAAAGTTTGAAAAGCCGTATAACAAGCTTTATGACCGAATGCATCAAGCTGGAATTAAATTATCTCAAATGCGTATTTGCGAACCGTTTGGAGATGAGGCTAGAAAAGGTCTTTGGCTGTATCAAGTTGTAGAGCCTGAAATGTGGGCAAAGGTTTGTTTGCGTGTTGCTGGTGCAAATACTGGTGCTTTGTATGCTGATGAAAAAGGCGCTGTACTTGGCAATCATCACATTGCATTACCTCCTAATCACACATACGAAAGCTTTGCTAATCACTTGCTTAATACAATGCCAAAGCCAACTGCAGAGCATTATAAAAACAAGTTGGCTGTTTATCTTAAATGGTGGTCTAAGAGGGGCTATCAAGACGGCATACCTGATAAGGCCGAAGTAAGATTAGAAAGTTATGGCAAGGTTCCAACGTGGCGCAAGATTTGCAAGACTATTTTGAGAAACGATTATTGGTGCAAAGGTCTTGGATTTAGCCCAACAAAAACTAGCGCATATAAAAAGTATGTTGAGCTTATGAAAAGGCGGCGCGTTGATTGGAAAATTTACGAAGATATTGAACAGGTGTAAATATGGATATTCAGCCATTTACAGCCAAAGAAATGACAAAGCGCCAGTCATGTGCTGGCTGTTTATTCGAGCATGAGCGAGCTAAAGTTTGCCACGAAGTCACGGCAACGGCGCGCGCGGCTGGTTTGCCTGATTGCGATGATCTATCTCCAAGCGGGAACTACATTATTTACATTGCTAAAGAAATTGATCCTAGACAGACCGATTTATTTTAATATGAAACTTAGATGCGTGATATGTAACCGACCACTGGATAAAGTCGAGTTTTTCATTGGTGGTTATCCAGTTGGTTCAACGTGCGCCAAGAATCGCGGGTTAGGTAACTCGCATTCTTCCAACAAGAAAATTGAAGTGGTGCGCAACGATCAACCTGATTTATTTGGAGATAATGATGACGAGAAAGAGAGTTCTAACGACTGAGCAAGTTCGAGCAATCCGCAAAGATTACAAGCAAGGCGTAAAAGGTTGCGGGTATCTTGCAGTTGCACGAAAACACGGAGTACCAGAAAGCACGGCGCGGGATTGTATCAACCACTACACTTACACGAGCGTATCATGAAAACTCAATTAGCTGAATTAGAGAAGTATTTTCGCCGTAATAGTCGATTAACATCACATCAAGCCCAAGTTCAGCTTGGTATTTCAAGACTTGCAGCCCGTATTCCTGAGCTTGAGTCAATTGGCTACGTGTTTTTGCACCAGATGATTGACGCGCCTACTCGGTACAGTCGAGCTAAAGTATGTCAATACGTTTTGGTGCAAAGACCGAAAAAGAAGGTATAATTAAATCGTTGGCTTGGTCGCCAATCGTAAATTACAGTAGGGTTTTAAATGCTATCTGGCGGTTACTGTGCCGTTCGACCAACCGTAGAAATACGGAGATAGCGTTTAAAACCCTTTTTTTCGTCTATCGAAAATGAAAGGTTGAAAAATGTCTAAATTAACTTACGCGCAACAACTAGCGCATCCGAATTGGCAAAAAAAGAGATTAGAAATTCTTTCTTTAAATGATTTTAAATGCGAATTATGCGATGACAAAGATAACATGCTTCATGTTCATCATAAGTCATACAAAAAATGGGCAATGGCTTGGGAATATGAAAATTCTAATTTCATGTGTCTATGCAAAGAATGCCATGACTTTACCCACAAAGAAAAGAATCTTTTAAATGAGGTAATTGATAGCATAAGCCCATCTCAGTATATGGAAGCGGCAACGTTGCTTCATGCTTTTTTTAATGAAAATCATCATGACGGGCTTTATTCATTTGCTCCATTTACTTATGAATCTGGAGAAATAGCTAGAGCTATTTGTAAGTGCAATATAAACATTTATGATGTTATAGCCATAAAAGAAAAATTATTGACTGACAATCGTAATGGTGAAGACAATGGCTAGAGCTAGAAACATTAAACCAGCAATTTTCAAAAATGAATTGCTTGGCGTTGCTGATCCGTTGATTACTTTACTTTTTGAAAGTCTGTGGTGCTTGGCTGATCGTGAAGGACGTTTAGAAGATAGACCGTTACGCATCAAAGCAGAAACGTTTCCATACCGTGAAAACCTAGACATTAACGGTTATTTAACGGAACTAGCACGGATGGAGTTTATTGTTCGTTACGTTGTTGATGGTGTTCCATTAATTCAGATCGTGAATTTTAAAAAACATCAGACTCCACATAAGACAGAAAAGGATAGTGTGCTTCCTGCTTGGAATGGCGAAAGCGTTGATACATGCGGGTTTGCAGATACTACCGTTAAATACACGTTAAGCAACGATAAAAAAACGGAACCGCTACCCCCTGATTTACTGATTCCTGATTCCTTTAACCTGAACCCTGAAGAGTCGCCCCAAACCCCTTCGGGGCATATCGCTAAACAAAAAAAGGGGGCTATATCGTTAAAGACTTTTGTTGATGAATGCAAAGAGAAAAACGAAAGACCTTTGCGCGATTACAAATCGTTATGGGACTACACGGAAAGAGTTGGAATAAGCGAAGATTATGTTGCTCTTGCATGGGCTGAATTTTTGCGGAGATTTATGCCGGGTGGTTCACAGCAAGAAAAACGACAGAAAGACTGGCGATGCACTTTCAAGAAATACATTGAAAACAATTATTTTAAATTGTGGGCAATAGATCAAAACGGCGCATACTTTTTAACGACAATCGGCAAGCAAGCTGAAAGATTTCAAGGCGAATCATGAACAATAACGAAAAAGAAATTCAAGCGGAATACTCAGTCATTGGCGCGCTGTTGATTGATAACGATTCGATTGATCGTATTGCAGACTTATTGCCTGAGCATTTTTACAATCACGAAAACCGCCAATACTTCGAGGAATTGCAAAAACAGATTGTCTCGGGTAAGCGAGCGGACGTGATAACGGTGTTTGACAGCTTGCGCGCAAAAATACCTGATTGCTTACAGACTTTGAACATGATTGCAAATTCTGTCGGTAGTTCTGCGAACATTCAACGGTACGCTGATATTATCGTAGACAAGGCGATTAAACGCGCGCTGGTGGCGATAATGCGCGAAGGTGAAGATGTTGCAGCGTCTTTTAAGAAAAGCGCGGAATGCGTTGATTTTGTGGCATCTAAGCTTGAAAAGCTGGCGCAACGAAGAACCGAGCAAGAGCCGCAAAGATTGGAAAGTTTGTTAGGCGATTATGCGCAAACACTAGAAGATCGTATGAGCGGCAAGATTAAGCCAATTAAGACGGGTTTTGAAGATTTAGATTTTAAGCTTGGCGGTGGACTTGAGCGCGGAACTTTAACCGTAGTTGCTGGTCGCCCTGCCATGGGTAAAACTGCGTTCGGTCTTGGAATCGCGCGCAATGTGTCATTTGAAGGTTCTGCATTGTTCCTTTCGATGGAAATGCCGAAAGAACAGGTATGTGATCGTAATATCGCGGCACTAGGTCATATCCCGATTCAGTGGCTTAGAAACCCAAGCGAAACAAACCCAACGAAAGATTATTGGGATGCAATGACAAAGGCATTCGGACAAACTCAAGAAATGAATTTGTATATTGATGACCAAACATCATTAAATATGTTGGCAATACGCAACAAGGCGCGCAAAGTTAAGCGCAAAAGTGGGTTAGATTTGCTGGTAATAGATCAATTATCGTTTATTGTTGGTGCGAGTTCTGAAAAGCTGCATGAAGCGATCGGAGAATACACGCGCGCACTGTTGGGTATCGCTAAAGAATTGGGAATAGCGGTTATTTTGCTTTGCCAATTAAATCGAGATTGTGAAAAGAGACCAAACAAACGCCCGATAATGGCAGATTTGGCTAGTTCAGGATCAATTGAGCAAGATGCGAACAACATTGTTTTTCTGTATCGGGATGAGGTTTATAACGATGATTCACCGGATAAAGGGGTTTGCGAAGTGATTATCGGAAAGCAGCGTCAGGGTTCACCTGGCTTTATTGGGTTGAAATATTTTGGTGAAGAAACTCGCTTTGAAGATTTGGCGCGCGCATGGCAGCCGTCGGAACCAAAGAGTTATAAGCGTAAAGGCTTAGCGGCTGATTTATGATCGATCGATGTGAATGGTGCGAAACAAACAGCGGAAGAACTCACGCAATACGAGAATGTTGCAAACTAAGGCGACTTTCGCAAGCACCGCGCCACGTTTTAGCCGAGTACGCTAAAACACTAAACGAAGAAGAAAAGACCAGCCTACGGGCTGATATTGCAGAAGAAAAGAAACGATTAAGAGGATTGATATGAAAAACCAATTAAAAGTAATGTTAAGTATATTTTGGATAAGTTTGATATTGCCGCTTTACATAGGAGACGAAACTGTTTTTATCAGTTGCATTTTTTCCTCTGTAATATCTTCGTTTTATCTAATCGCTCATTTTTTGGTTTCAATATTTTTACAAATGGAAGATTTAAAAAAAGAAGATTAATATGAAACCAAAAAAAGACAGCGAGATAATCCTAAACGCATTGCAAGCCGTACCGAGCGCAACGGCAAGAGAACTGGTAAATATGACGGAACTAACCGCCGATAAGACTAGCGCGGCGATTCACCACTTAATATCGAGTGGCAAGGTATTTGTGATCGGTGAGGTTTATGTAATTCCCACCAAGCGAGTTAATTTGTACAGTGCGACAAAGCCAGTTCCCGAGGTTCGAGAGATCGTGCAACAAAATTGGTTTTCACCTTTGATGCAATAAATTGGAGAATAAAATGAGAAGAGTAGTTTGTGCAGCAAATAAGTATGGTGATTTAATGGTTCTCGGTGCGCGTCATTTTGATATGACAATGCATAACCAGATTAAAGTGAGTCCATTTATGATGGCGGTTCCCCCTGCATCGTGGGAGCAAGGATTTATTGACCAGAGAGGTGTATTTATGACCCGCGAAGAAGCATGGGAAGTTGCGCATGACGCAGGGCAAATAATTAGGCGCGTTGGTGGTGATGGCGAAAGACTTTATTCTGAAAACCTTTATTGATGCAATAAAACGACACTAAAAAATAATTTGAGAAAATGTTGAAAATGAATTGACTGCTCAGTTAATTATGAATTATAGTTTCACACATGGACGCAGCAATTAAGCGGCGACAAACGGGAGAATGAAAATGACAATCGCAATCGCAAAAGCAGAGTTAAAACTGGCATCAATCGCAGCACGTGCAGGAAATCACATTATGGCAGCGCGTCATGGTTTAAATGCTCAATTGCACGCATCACGTAGTCGCAGCAAGTTTGCAAATGACATTAAATTTGACGGGCACGGCTTTGCAGTAGGTCGCGGCACAATCGCAGCCAGCTCAATGGTTTATAGCCAAGAAGTTAAAAGTGAAGCTGGCCGTATTGTTTCAGAGTCGAAATTTCGCATTGCACACTAAAACAAACCGCCCCGAAAGGGCAATGGAGATAAAAAATGATATTCACAGACCGCGACATGATCGCAATTTTACTGAACACAGACATTGAAGAATTGGACGCAGGCGCATTAGACGCTGTGCAGGACTTTCTTTTAACTGCGGTAGGTAGCGATCATCATTTATTCAAACGCTGCGTTAATGAGCGCTTTAATCGTTCTAATTGTGATGGGGAATAACATGGGCTGGCAAATCAAACCTCAAAGCACAAAAAAAGCGCATCGCGGAAACCATAAGATTTTTACTTGCTTTGCAAAAGCACAAGAATTTTTATCTTTGCATAAAGAATCTTGGATTGTTCAAACTGTTTGGAGCGACAAAGAAGGCTTTAGTGAGTGGAAAGTATATTTTGCTGATTATGAAGGCATGGAGGCATAAATGAGCATCGCAAGCGAATACATATCGGCAATAAGAAGCCAAAGATGTCCAGATTCTAGAAGCGATGAAATTCAAATGATGTTCGCAGCGGGGAAAAAGCAGTTTAGAAATAAAGTTTTGGACAAATTATTATTTGATGATGGCTCAGAAATAGGCGTAGTTTGGCATCAAAATGCACAGTTGAAAAATTTTTACCTGTTAAACGAAGAAGATTAAGGAGATAAAATCATGGGTAGAGAAGTAAGAATGGTTCCTGCTAATTGGCAGCATCCAAAAAATGAAAACGGTTATTACATTTCATTGTTTGAAGGCGATAAGTTTGAAAAACGCGCAGCAGAATGGGATGAGGAATGTGCAAAGTGGGATCGCGGCGAGTTCCCTGATTATGTAAGTGAAAAAAGTAAAACACTTTCATTTGAACAATATGAAGGTCGCAGGCCAAACGCAGATCATTACATGCCGAATTGGCCGAAATCCGAACGAACGCATTTGATGATGTACGAAACATGCAGCGAAGGAACGCCAATAAGCCCAGCATTTGAGACTCCAGAAGAATTGGCAAAGTGGCTGTATGAAAACGAGGCTAGTGCTTTTGGATCGTCAACAGCGAGTTATGAAGGATGGCTAAGAGTCGCGCAAGGGGGATATGCGCCAAGTGCAGTTATTGCGGATGGTCGGATAATTAGCGGCGTTGATGCTGGTTAATCATAACGTTAGTTTGTAGGTGTTAGTCTTACAGTGTTTATCCTACACTTAGAAAGACTAATACCTACAGAAAAAATGATTTTTTCATTACAGAGATTTTTTTATCTATGGAATATCATTCAACTAAATAAGCTTTTCCGTTAAATAACTACAAAGCTAAATGCAACGCTCAACCAGCCGATTGGCTTCCAATGTGTTGTTGATAAAACCAATTACTAGGAGATAATCATGAATATAGGATTAATAGGAAACTATTACGGTGGTCTTGAAGTAAAGCAAGAAGAAAATAAGTTTTTTTGGGGAATTGATAATTTTGATGGGTGTTATTTTGAAGAAATCCCACAATATTTGTATATTGCATTGATTAAATTTGAGCAAGAATCAGAGTTGAAAAGGTTATGCGATGAAAACACTAAACCAGCTTGAGCAAGAAGCTAAGCAAGCGCGAGAAGAAGCGATAAAAGAAGTCTCGCAATACGTGCCAAACGCAATCGAGGTTACGGATACGCTAATTTTGGCAGCGGTGGCGATGGTTACTTATCAGTTTGCGCTTGGTATGGAAGACGCAGATCAAATTTGGAATGAACAAGGTACAAAGGTAATTTCTGAAAAAATTCCAAAAGTATCGCAAGACCAGAAAGAGGACCATGCTGATGGTTGGATAAGTTGGTCTGGTGGAAGTTGCCCAGTAAATGAAAATGAGATTGTAGATTTAAAGTTTGGAAGTGGTCATATACGATATGGCACTGATACAAAATACAAATGGGAAGGAACTGGGGCGCGAGATTGCGATATAGTAGCTTACCGCGTCGCTAAAGCTTATCCTTGTAAAAAACATGATGACGGGTGGATCACTTGGGATGGTGGTAAATGCCCATTGCCATCTTCGGTAAAAGTAGATGTGCAATTTAATGATTGTACATATGCAGATAGTGTATTACCTACCGATTTTAATTGGTCAAAAGTAGCGGGTTACAGAATATCAAAAGGAGAATAAGATGGGAATTGATACATATTTGACGGTAGTTTTTTGGATCGGAATATTAGGAATAATTGTTCGTAGCTCAAGAGTAATCGGGAAACACCCTCGTATGGAAAAAACGGAAATTGGGGAAGATATTTTTTCGTTGTTATTAGGCATCGCTTTCTTCGTTTGGGTTTGCGTACTCAAGTTTTCGTAGTAGAATAAACGAACTACCAAGTTTTATTTTTAGTTTTAATTTCTATTGTTTGCGCGGCAGTAGAAAAAAGTTTAAATCCTATTATTTCGTACCATATCCAGTTTTTAGATTTGGCTCTTATCGTGGAATAGTAGGATTAAATCGGTATCTCCCACTAGTCGAAAGGCTAGTTTTCCCGACTGTCGTGTGATGGTCGGGATTTTTTGAGAATTAAGACGCATAAGCATTAAATAAGACGTAGAGGCTTATTCAATACCTGAAATTTTGAATGTAGTCAGCCGCGCCAGAAATGGGAAGTGAAGCCTTGTTTAGTGTTTAGCCGTGTTGATGCATTAATTTAACGGAAGCGTCAGTATGGATTTTTCGAGGATCTACTGGCGCTATTGCAAAGTATCAACGAATTGTCGTAATTCCTTTGAAGTTGAATTGTATTGGACGCGGGTTCGACTCCCGCCATCTCCACCAAAAGCAGTTGTCAGTTTTTTTAACGACTGTTTTTGATGGGGATGACTTGGTTTCGACAGTGCAAGAATGCAGAGAAAGGCGACACGGTAGGCGATGACCGCAAATCAAGCAAAACGCAGAAATGCAAACGATGCACAATTTTTGGTAGCAGCTAACGCTTAACGCCAAATGAGGAATTGCCCGAGCCTTATAATCAAAAGACGGGCTACCTAATTTGCAGCGAACCGAATACGCAAGGGCGTATAAGATAGAACGGAAACTATCTGGCAGATCGGAAAGTACGGTCAATTCAGTATCAAGATAGAAGGTAGATGAATATCCCGCAAAAAGTCCGCTTTACCGTCGGAGCCATGTCGGGAATAAACGGTAGCTACTTTCTATGTTGATAATGGATAGGCAGTAAAATTTATCAGCAAGTGCAAGTCATACATATTAGTTCGCATAATGCTTTTCTGGCACGGAAGAATGTCCTCTTGGTGGCGCGAGTTTTAATTATGCAATGCCCGCTGCGACTCAGGTAGCGTCAAAACACTGAGGCCAATTTAATTGATAATTTGCAAAAATGTGTTTTGTTGATCGCTAAGCATATTTTGCAGGTTATTAAAAACTCATAGATAGATGTTTTAACGGATGCGCTATCTGTTTTAACAAGACAATCCGAAGGTTCGGGACTCTATGTTTCAAGTATGTTCTGGTAATGGCGCGGTATTGAACATGCAAGAACCTTTGATTTCCTCGCAGCATAATAAAAAATATGCTAATCTACGAATACACAAACATTCGTTAAATTTAAATTCTATGAGTAATGATCCTAAGCTAACCGCAAAACAGTTGCTATTTTGCAAGGAATATCTTATTGATCTTAATGCGACTCAAGCGGCGATTCGTGCAGGGTATAGCGAAAAAACAGCAACAGAGACAGGTTATGAAAACCTCACCAAACCTCATATAGCCGAACATATTCAAAAAGAAATGGATAATCGGTCTCAAAAGACTCAGATTAACGCTGAATACGTCCTAGAAACGATTAAAAAAACAATTGAACGGTGTAGTCAGTCTGAGCCTGTTTTAGTTAATGGTCAGCCATCTGGCGAATTTAAGTTTGACGCTGCAAATGTTTTGAAAGGTGCTGAGTTATTAGGTCGCCATTTAAAATTATTCACTGATAAAACAGAAGTCCATGTAATCAGTCACGAATCTGCATTAGATGACCTTAAGTAATAAAGAGCGAGAAATACGGCAAAGGCTAAAGGATGACTTTAAGCATTATTCGTCTAAGTGCTTAAAGATCAGGACTAAAGCTGGCAAGGTGTTGCCGTTTGTAATGAATGAGGCACAGACCTATATTCATGAACGCATCGAAGATCAACGCGCTAGAACTGGGAAGGTTCGCGCAATCATTCTCAAGGGTAGGCAGCAAGGCGCGTCAACTTATGTCGAAGGCCGCTTTTATTGGCGCGTAACTCATGCCAAAGGCGCTAGAGCGTTTATCCTAACTCATGATGAGTCGGCAACCAATAACTTATTTGAGCTTGCAGATCGCTATCATGAGAACTGTCCTCCATTGGTTAAGCCTTCGACTGGTGCTGCAAATGCCAAAGAGCTTTATTTTGATAAGCTCGACTCAGGGTATAAAGTTGGAACCGCTGGAAATAAGGCGGTAGGGCGCGGATCAACAATTCAGCTATTCCACGGTTCAGAGGTCGCATTCTGGCCTAATGCACAAATGCATGCGGCGGGGATTTTGCAGGCTATTCCTGATGAACCTAATACCGAATCAATTATGGAATCAACTGCCAATGGTATTGGTAATTATTTCCACCAACAATGGCAAGCTGCGGAGTCTGGTGATTCTGAATACATTGCTATTTTTGTTCCTTGGTTCTGGCAATCCGAATACTCCAAAACTGTACCTGATGATTTTAAAATCACGCAGGAAGAAAAAGATTACATGGATGCTTACGGTCTCAATCTTGGGCAGATCGTATGGCGTAGATTGAAGATTGCTGAATTAAAAGACCCAAACCTATTCAAACAAGAATACCCAGCGACAGCAGCAGAGGCATTTCAAGTATCTGGGCAAGATCCTTACATTCAGCCAGAAATTGTTATGGTTGCACGTAAAGCCATCGCAGAGGTAAGCGGTTCTAAAATGCTTGGGGTTGATCCAGCACGATTCGGTGATGACCGAACATCTATTTGCTTTAGGCATGGACGCAAAGTTCCTTGGATTAGATCGTATTCAAAAAAGGATACGATGGAAGTGGTCGGTCTTGTTAAGTCTGCTATCAATGAAATAGAAATGAAGGCTAGTGACGGTGATCGTGTAATGATTGACGTTGGCGGTCTTGGCGCTGGCGTATATGATCGATTATGCGAGGTCGTTGATCCTAATCTGTTAATCGCGGTGAACAGCGCGGAAGCCCCATCGGACAAAGTTAAATACTCCAATAAACGCGCTGAGATATGGGGGCTTACAAAAGAGTGGCTATTAGATCAGCCTGCGCAAATCCCCGATAGTGACGAACTCCAAGCAGATTTAACGCAAATCAGATATTCCTATGATTCAAACTCAGCATTGAAAATCGAGCGCAAAGAAGATATGAAAAAGCGCGGATTTAGATCGCCTGATAATGCCGATTCTCTCGGGCTTACATTCTGCAAATCAACTTTGAAAAATCAAGGTTTAATGGATTTTTACAAATCAACTAAAAACCAATAAAAACGGTCTAAACCCGTGTTTTTATTTATGCGTACAAATAAATCTTGAATTATTTTATTCTTGCGTATATGATTTATGCGTGGTTAAACTTACGGGAGATTAGAAATGACAGACAAAGAAGAAATCGATCAAATAAAAGCGTTTTTTGATGCGCGAGGCGGGGCTGATGAAATATGTAGCGAAGACGTTCATGTATATTTTGGTGAATTTGGGTATCTAGATTGTTTTGATATTGCAGAACAAGGAAATAAAATATTTGGGTATTTTATTGATGAAGTTATTGAAGAAGAGTCCATGGTAGATATGGTTGTCAGTGGCGTTGCTGCGCATACTTCTAATGCTGTTTTCAGGATGTTATCAAATATTACGGGCTTAGACCAAACTGCATTGGCATGTGCGGTAGAAGGTTTCGATGCCGATGAAAATCATGAATATAAGCCATCAATAGGACTTTTTCTGCAAAGGTATTCGAAAGCAAAAGAGTTTATAGATTCGATAGATAAGGAATTCAAGCAATGAAAAACTTAATACAAAAAGCGATTGACGCGCTTGAATATCACACTGCGCAGACTAGACCGATTAGTAAAACGGATGAAGTTATTGATGAATTGAAAGCATCACTATCAGCAGTGCCATCATGTTCATCGTTGTGCCACAAAGACGAACCTTGCTCAGTTACGGCAGACGGTAAGTGTGACGCTAAACAGCCAGCAAACCATATTCCTGATGTCGGGAAAATGGTTCAAGCCGTGAACGCACTAGCAGCACAAACAGGCGAATCACCCGAGTCGATTACTGAATGGCTTTGCGATAAAGGCGGTTTGACTACATTGATGCTTTCGCACTTTGGCGGCAAGGATCAACAGCCATCACCCATAAACCGAGCAACTGTACAGGGCATGGCTGAAGAATCCCTGCGAGTATTCAAGGACTCGTGCAATCACACACATCAAGCGATTGACTACTTTAAAGCCTTACTGGACGTGGCGCTTGATAAGGATCAACAGCCAGCACAAGAGCCAGTGAAGCAAGAGCCAGTAGCGTGGATTTCAAACGATGCCGAGCTTCCACTTAAAGAAGATGGGAAATATTGGTTATACACAGAACGCAATACGCCTCATTTGATCCCGCTTTACATCAAACAATAGAAGGAGTGAGTAATGGAAACAATCAAAGTATTCAAGGCTCAGGGGTTGTTATGATCCATACTATAGAAGAAGCAAAAAAGAAATTCTGCCCAATGGTTGATATTGAAAGATGCATGGGTGATTCTTGCATGGCATGGCGATGGGAATTAAAAGCAACCACGCATAAAGAAGAAAAAGTTGTGACAAATATGAGCGAGTCACCACAGCATAAAATTGTATGGGTTGACGTTGTTGATGCTCCTACGCATGGATATTGCGGTATGGCAGGAAATCCCGAGGTTAATAAATGACAGAAACCACTGCAAAGCCAAAGACAAGGCTAAACGTCAAAGGAAAGCGCGGATTTCAAAAGACACTCACAGAGCCGCGCCGCATCAATATGTACTTACAGCCTGATGACATAGAGAAAGCAAAGGCAATCGGTGACGGTAACGCAAGCGAAGGCGTTAGACTTGCCTTAAAAGCATATTGACTGTAAATAAATATTGACAGATAGTATCAACATCATATAATCCCGAGCAATTAAGCAATGGGATTAATGATGGCAGAAAAAACACCGATTGACGCTGGTTTGATTGCGCGGGTATCAGGCGCATTTAAAGTCCTGACTGGTCAAGGTGTTGCTGTCGATAGCGGCGCTTGGTTTGGGCCGCAAAATCCACCTCCTCCCGTAGTATCTCCAAGTCAACAGCCGTCCGTAGTTGGTCGGCAGTTTGACTATCCTGTTGGGTATAACCTTCAATATCGTCCACGCGCTTATGAGGCTGTCACGTTTCAGCAAATGCGGGCTTTGGCTGATGGTTGCGATATTTTGCGTTTAGTTATTGAGACTCGCAAAGATCAAATTGCCAAGATGAATTACAAGGTTCGTTTGCGCGGCGATGATAAAAAATCGGATGCGCGATGCGATCAAATCATGGAGTTCTTTCGCCGTCCTGATGGTGAGAATACGTGGACTGAATGGTTGCGTATGCTCATGGAAGAAATGTTAGTCACTGATGCGGCTACAATCTACCCATGGATGACTAACGGCGGCAAGCCTTACAGATTTGAACTGTTAGACGGTACGACAATCAAGCGCGTTATTGATGCGCGTGGTCGCACTCCAGCGGCTCCATTCCCAGCGTATCAGCAAATTCTAAAGGGTTTGCCGGCTGTCGATTACACTGCCGATGAATTGGTTTATGCGCCTCGCAATATGCGGGTGAGTAAAGTGTATGGAATGAGTCCTGTTGAACAGATTGTTATGACTGTCAATATTGCCATTCGCAGATCATTGCACCAACTCCAATACTATACTGATGGGTCAACGCCTGATTTGCTGTTCCAAGTTCCTGCTGATTGGAACATGACGCAGATTAAGGATTTTAACGACTGGTGGCAAGATAGTTTATCGGGGAATACGGCTAATCGCCGCAAAGCTCAATTTGTTCCTTCTGGTGTTGTTCCAGTAAATACAAAAGACGCGATTCTGAAAGATGGTTACGATGAGTGGCTTACTCGCATCATTTGTTATTGCTTCTCGGTATCGCCTCAAGCATTTGTAAAAGATCAAAACCGCGCTACTGCCGACACTGCACAACAGCAGGCGTTAGAAGAGGGCTTATACCCAATGATGGATTGGGTCAAAGGCGTTATTGATGATTTGATCTTAAAATACTTCGGATATAGCGACATTGAATTTTATTGGGACAGTGAGAAAGTCACTGATGCAGAAGTTCAGGCTCGCATTGATGATATGAGCGTTAAGAATGGCACTAAGTCAATTAACGAGATTCGCGCCAAGCGTGGTGACGATCCAGTTGAAGGCGGCGATGTGCCAATGGTAATGACGGGCATGGGATATGTTCCTATTGTCAAACCAGAGGTAGAAGAGTTGCCAGAACCAACGCCGCCAACCGATCCAACATCACCAAAGCCAGACAACCAAGCAAAAGAAGAAACCGCGAAAATTGAAAAGGCGAAAAAATCAGTTAAGCCAATTAACCGCGATACACCAAAGCACAAGAAGAACGAAGCGGCTTTAGCTAAAGGTTTGAAAGCTATTTTCAAAGACCAACTAAGCAAGATCACAAGCAAGCTATCCAAGTCCGAGGATGACCCGCTAGAAGGCATTAAGTTTAGCGATTGGGAAGCGTACAACGATCTATTCACTGATACATTGACCGCGACTGCTAAACTTGGCACGACTACAGCATACGCGCAAATCGGACTAGATGATGAAGAGTCTTTAACGCTCGCAAATGAAAATGCTGTTCAATGGGCAAAGAAACGATCCGCTGAATTGGTCGGTAAGAAGATCACTAAGGACGGTCAAATTATTGATAATCCAAACGCTGATTATTCTATCGATGAATCTACCCGCGAAATGCTACGCGCTGATATTACCAGAGCGATGGAAGAGGGAATGAGCAACGATGAATTAGCTGATTTACTCTCGGATAATTACGCTTTCAGTGATGAACGCGCAGAGACGATAGCGCGTACTGAAACAGCAAATGCCGATTGCGCAGGCAATGAAATTCTGTACAAGGAAAGCGGCGTAGTAAGTAAAAAAGAGTGGATTGTTGGCGCTGGTTGCTGCGATGACTGCGACATGCTGAATGGGGAAATCGTGGATTTAGACGAGAATTTCTCGAATGGTGAAATGGTTCCTCCAGCTCATCCGAATTGTGTTTTGCCTGATACGGTAGTATGCGGCGCAAATGTAAAACAATACTTCAAGCATCAATATGACGGATTAGTTTTTCAGATTACTACAGGCGATGATCGCCCATTGAATGTAACTGCAAATCATCCAATTTTAACTTTGCGCGGGTGGGTTCCTGCAAAAGATATTTTGGTTGGCGACACAGTGATTAAAACAGCAGATCAAGACCTTGCAATTGGTACAGTTGATGAACGTCAACACATCATGCCTGTATATGTAGAATCGGCGTTTGAATATGCATTATGGGGTGATGAGCCTGAATCAATTAAAGGCGACAAATCACAATTCCACGGTGACGGTGACGATGGTTTAACTTTGATTGCAAAGCGGAACTATAAAGGCGTAGAAAACAATATGCCTGTTATCACCGATGAAGATTTAAGCGATGCAGAGAAGCGCAAAACATACGGCAATTTGCAGATTATTGAATCAGTAGTTTCTAGTGTAATTTCGTTTGAATATGTCGGTGAAGTTTATAACATCGAGACAGAAGGCGGCTGGTTCTTTGCTGAGAATTTTGTTACTCACAATTGCCGATGCGACTTCCTCCCTGTATTGTCTGACGAAGATTAAAAGTTAAAGAAAGAGAGTAATACCATGAGCGATAAAACAGGTTTATACATTCCATTTGCCAAGATCGAAGAGTCCGATGATGGTACGATCACGATTGAAGGCATTGCGTCTAGTGAGTGCGTAGATGCTCATGGTGAGACTATCACCGCTGATGCAATGAAAAACGCATTGCCTGACTTCTTTAAATATGGAACAGGTAATTTGCGTGAGATGCATCAACCATTGGCGGCGGGTACAATTGAGAAGGCAGAGATTGGCGAAGATGGGCGAACATACATCACTGCCAAAGTTGTTGATCCTGTCGCGGTTAAGAAAGTTCAAATGGGCGTTTATAAAGCGTTCTCAATTGGCGGGTCTAAGTTGAAAGACGGTTACGACAAATTAACCAAAACGATCACCGCGCTTAAATTAACCGAGATTAGTTTGGTAGATCGTCCTGCTAATCCAGAAGCTGTAATAACTATGTGGAAGGCTGAAGATATGAACGGCAATCAAACTGAAAATGAGCCAATCTTAAATGCTGATGAGGCTGAAATGGTGCGAGGTCAATCCGACATTGCAAAGGCTCTTGCTAGTCCTGAATTGCAGTCGATGATTGCTCAAGCTATTGCCGATGGTATCGCTAAGGGATTGCAGACTGCGCAAACTACGCAAGAAATCAATCCAGTTCAGATCGTAGTTGCAGAGGAAAAGCAAGTATCTGAACTCAAAAAGGCGTTTGGCGCGTTAAAGGTAAATGCTGATGACGTTACAAAATCTGCTGATGTGATCGAAAAAGGTATGACATCGGTAGCTGATTTTGCGTATGTAATTAATAGCCTTACATGGTTGCAACGATGCGCAAATGAAGAGGCAGAATATGAAGGCGATAATAGCCCATTGCCTGCAAAGCTCGCTGATTTGATTGGTCAAGCAGGACAGATTCTAGTCGAAATGGCGCAAGAAGAATTAGGCGAACTCATGGCAGAGATGAAGGGTGAGGAAGCAGAGAACGCGATCACAGTATTAAACAATGTGGTAGCTAATTCTGTTTATGCCGAAGATTTAAAAAAGTCTAACGATCTAATTGACATCATCAAGGCTGGTGCGCGTAACTCTGCCAAAGACAAGGCAGATATTCAAAAGGCGCATGATTTGTTGATGGGCTTAGGCGCGGCATGTGCTGAACCAGAAGTTATCACTGAAAAGCACGATCACAGTCATGACATTAGCAAGGCAGATTTTGAAAAGGTCGCGGGGGAACTTGGCGTATTGCGCAAGTCACTTGAAACGATCACAGAAGAAAACTCTATTCTCAAGTCCAACTATGACGAGCTGAAAAAGTCTTACGATGCACTCCCGCAAATGCCAAAAGCAATTTTGAAAGTAGTCGGCAAAGGTGACGAGCTTTCAGACTTGGCAGGCGATGAGCCAAAAGTAGAGCCAGTATTGAAACAAGACGGAACGATTGACGAAGCAGCGACAGCAATTAAAGCAATTCATTCAGGCGGTGGTCGATCACTATATCAACGGTGAGAGAGACGCTTTTAACGTAGGGGGCAGAGCGACTACCGCATAAGCCCAATTTTTTAAAATAGGAGAAGTACCATGAATCCAACAAATGACACAATGGCGCTGATGAAAACCGCTTTATCTGGCGGCGATATTTCAAAGTCAATCACCACGGCAACGGGCTTAGTCGCTTATGACTTGCAAGCTCCAGCCAAAAACCTTTACCCTGTATTTACGCCCTTGCGTAACTCAATTCCTCGCGTTGCGGGTGGTGTTGGCGTTGCGACAAACTGGAAAACGATTACTAGCATTGTCGGCTCAGGCTTTGATAATTCTGGTTGGGTTCCAGAAGGTCAACGTTCAGGTCGCATGTCTTACACAACTGCACCAAAAGCCGCCAACTATGTGACGATGGGCGAAGAAGATTCTGTAACTTTCGAAGCTGAAAGCGCAGGCCGCACGTTTGAAGATGTACGCGCAACTATGTCTGTGCGGTTGCTTCAAAAAATGATGTTGAAAGAAGAAAATGCAATCTTGGGCGGTAATGCTTCTCTTGCATTGGGCACAGTCGGCACGGTGACAACTGCCGCTGCTGGCTCTACTGGCACATTGCCTGCATTGACTTACTCTGTCATTTGCGTGGCATTGACACAAGAAGGTTATTACAACTCTTCATTGACAAACGGTATTGCGCAATCTCGCACTGTTACTGGTGCTGATGGTTCAACATACTCAGTTAATGGCGGTTCCTCAATCAAATCTGCGGCGGCTTCTCAAGCTATTACACTAGGTCAAATCCTGAGCGTAAGTGTTGTGCCAGTTCGCGGTGCGTTGGGTTATGCTTGGTTCGTTGGTGCTTCTGGTTCAGAAAAATTGGAAGCGATCACAACAACATCATTCACAACTTTCTCTGCTCCTTTGGTTGGCGGTTCTCGTCAAGCGGCGGCATCTAACTTCACAGTAGATTGCTCCACTAATGCAGGCGCGTTTGATGGTCTTTTGACTGCTGCTTTGAATCCAGCGAATACCGCTTATGTCAACACATTGGCAAATGGTAACGGTGGTTTGACTGCATCTGGTCGCGGCTCAGTAGTTGAAATTGATACTATGCTTCAATCGATGTGGGATAACTACCAGTTAAGCCCTACAGTTCTGTATGTGAACTCGCAAGAAGTGAAAAACATCACACAGAAAGTCATGGTCAACGCTCAAGGGTCTTTGGTACGTTACAACACGCCTAATTCTGGCGCTGGTTCTAATGAGCCATACGGCGTAGTGGCTGGCGGTATCGTGTCAAGCTATTACAATCCATTCATGCCAGAAGGCGGCGCGATTATTCCTGTGAAGATCCATCCAAAGGTTCCACCGGGTACAATCATGGCTTACGCTGAACGTTTGCCGATGTACTACCAAAACAACGAAGTATCTAACGTGGTCGAAGTTAAGACTCGCCGCGATTACTACCAAGTCGATTGGCCTATCCGTACTCGTGCGTATGAGACTGGTGTTTATGCTGAGACTGTACTTGCAATTTATGCAACGTTCGGAATTGGCATCATCTCAAATATCAATAACGCTTAATGTGAATTGAACTTATCGGGGGCTACGGCTCCCGATATTTGAAAGGGCGAAAAATGGATTTAGCAAAGTTATCAGCACCGGAAGGCGCGTCTAGTCTTAGCTTTGATGGACAGACTTACACAGTAGCAAAAGATGGAACGGTAGAAGTTCCAGCTGCTGCGGTTGCCGATTTAATCGGTTGCCACGGTTATACAGTAGCAGTAGAAGCAACAAAGAAAACCAAAAAAGAAGTCAAAGCGGAAGAGTAAAAAATGAAGCCATTAATCACATTAGACGAAGCAAAGATTTATGCAGGTGCGACTGGTAACAGTTCTGACCAAGCTATGCTAATGTTGGTTGATTCGGTTGTTCCTGCTTTTGAGGGGTTCTGCAATCGCAAGTTAGGTTATCGGGAGAACATCACCGAGTACCGCGATGGCAATAACGGGTATCGAATGCTGACTGTTTCCTACCCTTTGAACAACGTTTCATCGGTGATTATCAATGGTCGAAGTATTCAGCCATCCGTTAATAATTTAACTGGGTACATTTATCAGTCTGGTGATCGCGCAATCGTATTGCGTGGATTGCGATTTGATGAAGGTATCCGAAATATTGAGATGACGTTTAGCGCGGGTTTTGGCGATGACTTAGATGTCAATCCATGGCCTAGCGATATGAAACTAGCGGCATGTATGTGGGTTAAGACTCGATTCAAAGAGCGCGACAGGTTGGGGATTGGTTCTCAGTCATTGGCAGGTCAAACGATCACTTATGACGGTACATCGGGAACTAATCAAGCAAGTGAGGGAATGCCTGCTGCTGCTAGATCGATTCTTTCCAATTACTTTAACTTCGTACCGGAGTCGGGACGATGAACGTCAATGTTCAAATAGTCGGCACTGATAATGTCGCAAAAAAGATTTCAGAGATGCAAGGCAAGTCTCGCAGTGTCATTGAAAAAGCAGTGATGCGCGAGGCAATTAATTTAGTGCGATATGTCAAAGAGCAAAAATTAACAGGACAATCGTTACAGGTTCAAACTGGTAGATTAAGAAGGTCAATTACCGCAAAGTTTGAAGGCGAAGGAACTGACACATTCACTGCTATCGTTGGAACGAATGTTAAGTATGGTCGGTTTTGGGAATTGGGATTTAGTCGCAAAGTAGGTGCGGGGGCAAGAGGTGGGCCACGATCTTTAAGTGGTACAGCATTGCAAAAGTATCTAGAAAAGCATCCTCCCGCAATGAAAAGTATTTCAGCAAGACCGTTCTTGCGCAATTCGTTTGAAGAGAATATGCCAAGAATCAAAGAGAATTTAGCGAAGTCGGTTAGAGAGGCATTAAGATGGAATTAGCTCGCGAGGTAATCTATAACGCATTGTTTGACCACTTAAAGGCTGATGCTAATTTATCGAGCCAAGTAATTACATTCACGCGCAAGCTAACTTTGTTCACTGAGATAGCTCCCGAATCACAGCCTGCTATGTATCTTGAGATGAACGGCGAAAGTAGAACAGTGGTAAGAGGTCAACCGCCTCGCGTAACTTTAGAGTCGAGCTTGTGGGTCAACGTGCGAAAAAATGAATCGGAAGCAGCGCAAATACTCAATCCAATTTTAGACGCAATAGAGAACGCATTAAAGCCTACCAATGACACGACACAGACGCTTAATAACAAAGTGCATCATTGTTGGATCGAAGGCGTGACACAGATTTTTGAAGGTAATTTAGGCGATGAAGCACTAGCAATAGTCCCCATCAAAATACTTGTAACTTAAGGAGTGAAAGATCATGAAATTTAAATGCCCAAAAGATGTAAAGGGAATCAATATTGCTGGTGTTGAATATGTCGCAGAAGATGACGGAACTATCGACCTGCCAGATAATTACAAAGTTTTGATTTTGAGTAACGGCTTCACCGAAGTCACAGCGCCAAAAGCAAAAGCAGAAACTAACTAACAGTAAAGGAAAACATCATGGCACAATACGCATTCGGCGCGGGAACACTTTGGGGCATCCCTACAACAGACGCAACAGGCGCGGCGTTGGTTAATCCGACTCCCGTTTTATTCGGCACATTGCAAGACATCGCAATTGACATGAGCTTTGAAACAAAAGAGCTACACGGTCAATTGCAATTTGCGGTTGCTGTTGGTCGCGGCAAAGGCAAGATTACTGGCAAAGCTAAAATGGCTCAGTTAAACGGATCTTTGATTAACTCTTTGTTCTTCGGTCAAACGATGACAAGCGGCATCATTGCAGACGTGTTCGACACGACAGGTCAACTTGCGGCAACATCGGTAACGCCAACAGTACCGGGCAGTGGCACATGGTCAAAAGACTTGGGCGTTCGTGATTCAAATGGCATTCCATTTACTCGCGTTGCAAGTGCTCCGACTACGGGTCAATACTCTGTAACTGCTGGTGTTTATACATTTGCTGCTGCTGATTCTGCGCGTACTGTATTCATTGACTATCAATACACAGCGACTAGCACAACGGCTAAAAAATCCACGGTAATGAATTTGCCGATGGGTTATGCGCCAACATTTACAGCAGAATTTTCCATGAATTATCAAGGTAAGACTTTGATTCTCACATTCCCGAACTGTATCGCTAGTAAAATGGGGTTTGCGACTAAGTTGGATGATTTCATGGTTCCTGAATTTGACTTCCAAGCATTCGCAAAATCTGACGGTCAAATCGCTACATGGGCATTGACTGATGCTTAATTTTTAACTGAACTAGACAAAGGATTGACATGAATACGCCGCGCGTAAAAGGTATTGAGGTTACATTTTCAGACGGTCAAACATTGATCGTGCCGCCATTAAGTTTGGCGGCAGTGGAAGCCTTACAGGGTCGTTTAGCCAAGTACAATGGCGACATGAGTGATGTTGGCTTAGTGATCGATGCTTTGACATCTTCGCTCAAGCGAAACTACCCTGAAATGACCCGCGATAGTGTCGCTGAATTGGTGGACATTAGCAATATGCAGGACGTGATGTATGCTGTCATGAACGTGTCTGGTTTAGTTAAGAAGGACGGCGACAAGTCGGGGGAAGTGACGGCGGTGAACCCTTAGATTGGGATGAGTTATATGCTCACTTGGTTTGCTCAACATCAATGACGTTTGACCAAGTGAGGCATGATCTCGATATTCCTAGACTTGAGGCATTAAACAGGTATTGGGAATATTCACCGCCTGCGCATATTATGATCGCTAAATACTTTGGAATTGAAAAGCCGAAGAAAAAGAGCGAAGAAGAAACGGCCAAAGAATTAATGGCAGCATTCCCACTTGGAGGTTTTTAAATGGCCGATGACAATGACGGTATTTATGTAAAGTTTGGCGCAAAGCTAGACGAACTCGAAGCGGGAATGAAAGCCGCAAAAGACACTGTGCAAAACGGTGTTAGCGGTATGAAGTCGCATCTTGAAAGCCTAAATGCTGGTTTCGGCATGATTACGGCAGGCTTCGCGGCTTTTACTGCTGCTGTTGCTGGCGGTTCTGCATTGAAAAGTTTTGTATCTGATGCGGTCAATGCCACATCGGAAGCTGTCGCACTCGGTAAGCAGTTAGGCATTAACGCGACTGAGGCAAGTTATTTCCTATCTGCTGCAAATAACCTCGGCATATCTCAAGAGACCTTATCGAATATGTCGAGCAAGGTCACAATGCAACTCAATAAAAATGAGGATGCATTTAAAAAGCTCGGCGTAGCTACACGCGATCAAGACGGAAATTTCCGCAACACCAAAGATATTATGATGGAAACCAATGCCAAGCTCAGAGAGTTTGGTGAAGGTACTGATCGTAATATTGAAGGCATGAAGATTTACGGAAGATCATGGGGTGAATTATCCCCCGCTGTGAATAAGTTCAAAGGCGAAACAGAAGAGTCGCGCAAAGAAGCTGAACTCATGGGCGAAGTTATTGGGCAAGAGCTTGTCGAAGATATGAAAGCCTATAAAAAGGCAAATGTTGACGCTCATCAAACGATGGAAAACATTAGCGCAACTATCGGGCGCGAAATGATCCCACGATTAACTAATATGGCTAATTGGTTTGTATCAATCGGGCCTGATGCTATTGCAGCGACAAGGGTTGCAATGGAAGGGTACTTAACCGTACAAGATTCAATAATTGATTCGATAAAAGCTGTATGGGATGCTCTTTCAAAGGCATTAGGTTCTATCGTTGGCATATTTACGGATGCATTTTCTGATGGCGGTTCTGCCATCACGCCAATGGAATTTTTCAAGAATGTTATTCGAATCGTTCAGATTGCATTCATTGAGTTTAGGGTTGCTATTGAAACTGCTTGCGCGATTATTGTAGGGGCAATTGATGGGGTTATCGTCATACTAAAAAGCCTAGGCGCAATTGCTGTAGCTGCATTGCATTTGGATTGGGATGAAGTTAAAAACCAATCGCAAGAGGCAATGAAGAATATTGAAAAATCATTTGAAACCACAGTAAAAAATATCAGCGATATTGCGGAACGAGGCGGCGAAGATATTGCAAAAGCACTTGATGCAGATATTGGCGCTGCTAAAAAAGTCACTCCATTAGAAACTCCTCCACCATCAAAAAACGGAAGATCAAAAGGCGGCGAAGGTGATCCTGCTAAAAAAGGAAAAGATGAGCGCATGAAGTTGTGGGAGGCAGAGTTACTTGAGGCTAAAACCAAGTACATGCTTGAAAACGACATGCGCGAGCAGTCATTGGAAGATGATAAGCTATTCTGGGATAAGAAGCTCGCAAGCCTTTCCAGTGGCGATGCAAAAATAAACGATGTCAAGAAGAAATCGGCAGAGATTAATTTTGCGATCCAAAAGAAACAAGCCGCTGAAAATAAAGCACTGAGCGAAGAAGAAATTGCGTTCCAAGAAAAAATGGGATTGGCGGCGATTGATACAGAGCGCCAATTTTCCGAGCAACTTAGCGCGATGGGATTACAAACAAAAGAGCAAGAGTTACAAAGCGAAATAGAATTTGAAAACCGCAAGTTTGCGATTCAAGAAAAAGCAATTTTGGATCGGATTGAATTACTGAAAAAAGACCCGACAAGAAGTGTAGTTGAACGTCAAAAGTTGAACGATCAACTTCTTGAAATGGAACAAAAACACAGTGATGAAATTGGCAAAATTCAATCAAAGACAACGATTGAAGGCGCTAAAAACTTTACTGATATGTTCGGATCGATCCGTCAATCATTTGAAGGTGCGATTGCGGGTATGGTTAGCGGTGCAATGACCTTGCGCAAAGGACTCCAAACATTATGGCAAGGAATCCTCGGTGCTTTCTCTCAATTTGTAGCCAAGAAAGTAGCGACTTGGATTTTAGGCGAGAACGCACAAACGGCGGCAACTATCGGGGGTAATGCGGTTCGTGTTGCGAGTGATTGGTGGGCATCGGCTCAGTCGATAATGGCAAAGGCTTGGGCGGCGATAAAGAACATCGCTATATCGGCATGGGAAGCGGCGGCGGCTGTTTATGCATCACTCGCTGCAATCCCTGTAATCGGGCCTTTTATCGCTCCAGCGGCGGCGGTTGCTGCAACTGGTGTTGTTCTTGGCTTTGCTGGTCGTATCGCATCGGCTGAGGGCGGGTTTGATATTCCATCGGGATTAAATCCTATTACTCAGTTGCACGAAAAGGAAATGGTTCTACCTGCTGCACAAGCTGATGCGGTTCGTAATATGGCAGAAAATGGCGGTACGGGCGGCGGTATGAATGTTACAATTCACGCTGTTGACGCTGCTAGTGTGAAGAAATTATTCATGGAAAACGGTAGCGCATTATTCGCTTCTCTGAAAAATCAAAATAGGAACTTTGCTACAAGATGAGTAACGCAATTTTTCCAACTTTGGCGGGGTTATCTTGGTCAACGACTAAGATACCAACATGGTCAACGAAGATTCAGCGATCTGTAAATGGTCGGGAACTTCGCGCGGCTTACTATCAAAACCCTATTTGGCGATTCACTCTATCGTTTAATTTTCTTCGCGCTGATGTGGTGAATGCAGAACTTCAGTCTATCATGGGGTTCTATAACTTGCGCCAAGGATCATTCGATGACTTCCTTTATAAAGACCCGACAGATAATAACGCAATTTATCAAGTCGTAGGAACTGGCAACGGATCGACCAAGACATTCAGACTGGTGCATCAAATAGGCTCATGGGTAGAACCTATCGGCTATACTGATAACATCGTGGCGGTGACTGTTAATGATGTACCTGTGCTTAGTGGCATCACGAACGATGGTCTATCAATTACATTTGCAACAGCTCCAGCAAGCGGCGCGGTCATTAAATGGCTTGGATTCTTTTACTACCGAGTGCGATTTGCAAAAGATGAGAGCGAATACGAAAACTTCATGCAAGACCTTTGGACTTTGAAAAAAATAGAATTGGTTACAGCAAGATGAGAACTCTATCAGCACCATTAATTACGTTAATCAACTCAAGCAATCAGTTCTACATGGCTGATCTTTATACGATTGCGATGAACAATGGTACAACGATCTATTACACCACGGCAGAATCACCGATTACATACAACAGCAAGACGTATGCAAGCCAAGGGCTAAACATCACTCGCAATAGTGTGAAATGGGCGGTCGGTATTGAGGTCGATACTTTGACGCTTAAAATCGGCGCTGATGCAACGACATTAATTAACGGCGTACCGATTATTTCGGCGGCTGTGCAAGGTCAATTTGATGGCGCTGTTGTGGTCGTTGAAAAGCTATTCCTAAGCAATTGGAGTACGCCTGTTGGTACGGTTAGCTTATTCACTGGTACGGTTTCAGATTTTACTGCTGAGCGTAACATGATCGAATTAACCGCGAAGTCACGACTCGAAACGCTTAACGTTCAAATGCCTCCTAACCTGTATCAAGCAACATGCCTGCATACGCTTTACAGTGAAGGCTGCACGGTCAAGAAGTCGCTATTCACATCGACTAGCACGGTCACATCTACAAATGCTGATGGATCGATTAATACGCCATTGGCACAAGCGGCTAATTACTTCAACATGGGCGCATTGAAATTTACTAGCGGCGCGAATACTGGTCTGACTAGAACGGTTAAATCATTCTCAGGTGGGACGATTTACTTCACTAATCCGTTTCCTTTCCCGATTGCATCAGGCACGGCGTTTAGCATATCTCCCGGCTGTGATAAATTGAGGACAGGCGATTGCACAAGTAAGTATTCAAATACGATCAATTTCAAAGGCTTTGAGTTTATTCCTGTACCGGAGACAGCAGCATGACCGAACAAGAACAACGTGATGCAGTGGTCGAAGAGGTAAAGACTTGGATCGGTACAAATTACCATCACCAAGGACGCATTAAAGGCGTTGGCGTGGATTGCGCGACAATCTTATGCGAGGTCTATGAAAAGGTCGGGTTAATCACTCATGTTGATCCTAGGCCATATCCTCCCGATTGGCATTTGCATCGAGACGGTGAAAGATACATGGGATGGCTGCATCAATATGCAAAAGAAGTTGAATCGCCTAAAATTGGCGACATTGCATTATGGAAGTTTGGTCGATGTTTTAGCCACGGCGGGATCATCGTGGATCACAATACAATCGTTCATTCGTATCTTGGCATAGGCGTGGTTCTCGAAAAAATGAATGCGGGAATTTTTGAAGGTCGAGACGTTAAATATTTTTCTCTTTGGGCGTAAAAAATGAGTGGTGGATCACCTGCAACGATAAGTAATGTTACTCCCGCCGTTGGTGCGGTTAATATTCAGCAGTCTAGCTATGGGCTTGCTATTCCTATCGTATGGGGTAGAACTCGCATCACTGGTAACTTGATTTGGTACGGCGATTTTGTCGCTACACCACACACAGAGGTGACGCAATCAGGTGGCAAGGGCGGCGCGGGGGGCATTAAGCAGTCCACGACAACATACACTTATGCTGCTGCTGTCATGATGGCAATTGCAGAAGGCCCTATTTTGGGCATTAGATCGGCATGGAAAGGTAAAAACATCTATGGCGGTTCTGCAACTACGACTAAGACAGTCAAAACCATTCAGACCTTTACGCCAACAGGCGGCACGGTTTTTACTGTCACCAATGCTGCAACATTTGAATCTAGCGTAAGTGTTCAGATTCTTGAAGAAACAGAATACAAGCCAGTTTGGAAGGCGCTAGTCAAAGGAGTTGATTACACCGTAACTTCGGGCGGCGTTTATACTTTCACGACAGCACCAATTTATAATTTTAGGATTACTTACGTTTATATTTCGACTCAAGCGAATGTAAGCGCGATTGCTGAATTAGGTCTTTCACTTGCAAATGGTTATCAAGGTCAAGCGCCTTGGGGATATTTGACCTCAAAGCATCCTACCGAGGCAGTGGGCTATTCTGGTATTTCTTACGTGTATGGTTCTAACTATGCACTAACGGGAAATGCCGAAGTAGATAATCACTCTTTTGAAGTCGATGCGGCTTTGCAATTCAGTTCAACTATTCCCGATGCGAATCCTGCTGATGTCGTTCAAGATTTCTTGTCTAATCCGATTTACGGCGCGGGGTTTAACCTTGCAAGCATTGGGTCATTGACAGACTTTAAAAACAGCAGCACAGCACAAGATATTTTTGTAAGTCCTGCTTTAACTGAGCAAGCTCCAGCAGTTAATTTCTTACAGCAAATTTCCGCAATTGCAAATGTTGGAATGGTATGGTCTGAGGGCGTTTTAAAATTTGTACCTTACTGCGATATGCCTATTACTGGCAACGGCGTTACTTACACGCCTAATACATCGCCTATTTACGATTTAAATGACAATGACTTTTTGCCTAATGGTGACAATGGGCCTGTAAAAGTTACACGCACAGCACAAGCCGATGCATATAACCGAGTTCAATTAGAATTTCGCAATCGTGCCAATTCGTACAATCTCGAAATCATGGAAGCCAAGGATCAAGCTGACATTGAGAACTATGGGCTTCGATCAATGGCTACTGTTCAGGCTCACATGATATGTGACAAGGACACGGCTCGGATTGTCGCGCAATTGCTTCTGCAACGATCTTTATACATTCGCAATCAATACGAATTTAAAGTTGGTTGGAACAAGATCGCTCTTGAGCCAATGGATTTAGTCACTATCACTGATGTTGGTCTTGGCTTGAATTTGCAGCCTGTTAGAATTAAGACCATTGAGGAAGATGGAGACGGTGAATTAACTATTACAGCGGAAGAGTTCCCAAAAGGTTCTGCATCTGCGACTTTATATCCTTCTGGTAGCGGGTCTGGTTTTGAACATAACTACAACACTCCACCGGGTAACGCATTTACGCCTGTCATTTTTGAAGGTGTCGCGGCGATGTCATCGGCAAGTGCAGATAGCTTGGAGATTTGGCTTGCGACAGGTGGCGGCGATAATTACGGCGGTTGCGAGATTTGGACTAGCCTTGACGGTACGACATACGAACGCGCCTACACGATGCAAGGAAAGTCGCGTTATGGCACGACAACAACATCAATGGCTAGTCGTGGTTCTGCTGGGTCGTATAACGAAACGGTAGGGGTATCATTACTCGCTGGCGGTCAATTATTGGCGGGGTCTGCTACAGACTTGGCGCAATTGACCACGCTATGTTATGTTGGAGGGGAATTTTTCGCATATCAAGCCGCAACTTTAACGGGCGCTAATGCCTATACGCTAGGGCCTAATTTAAGCCGTGGCGCATATTTAAGCGGTCAAACCTCAAAGGCTAGTGGTTCTTCTTTTGTCCGATGTGATGAGGCAATTGCAAAGATGCCTCTAACTAAGGACTACATCGGAAAAACGATCTATATTAAGTTGCTCGCGTTTAACTTCTACAAAGGCGCTTTGCAAAGCCTCGCAGACGTTTCCGCTTACACCTACACGATAACAGGTGCGCAGGCTAACTTACCTCCCGTAGCGCCTGCAAACTTGGCGTTAGAGGGAACTTTTACGCTAGACACTGCAAAGTTCAAATGGGATAAAGTCGGGAATGCTGCTAGTTACAACGTGCAGATTTTAGACACTAGCACATTGACCATACGCAGACAGGTTAATGTCGGTGATGCTTTGCGGTTCGATTATTCTGCTGCTGATGCTAAAGCTGATGGTGGGCCATGGCGACAAATTACAATCAAAGTTCAAGGCATCAACGCCAACGGCGCTGCGGGTGCATTCGCAACTTTAGCGGTCACTAATACGCAAATTGGCGCATTGTCTAATATCAAGATCGTTTCGGGGCTGAAATCGTTTGTATTTACTTGCGATAAACCAAGTGATTCAGACTTTGCAGGCATTCAGGTTCATATCAGCACTACAAACGGATTTACTCCAAGCGGTTCAACTCTTGTTTATGATGGCCCGAATACTTCCTACACGATTACCACTCTGCAAGATGGAACGCCATTAACCGATACAACAACGTATTACATCAAATACGCTGGTTATGATTCGTTTGATAAATCAGGCTTGACGTTTGGCGCTAGTGCTGGCTTGGTGGCTAATACAGTCGTTATTAATCAGACTGCTACGGCTTATTTGTATCAGTGGTCAACTACTACGCCATCAACGCCAACGGGAAATTCTACTTTCACATGGGCGACTGCCACAAATGGTTCTTATACGGGAGGTGATGGATGGTCTGTTGCGGTTCCTGCTAATCCCGGAACTCCACTTATACAATTATGGGTAGCAACAAAATCGGTCACAGGATCGGGAACAAGTACCACGATTGCATGGGCTGGCACGGCGGTATCTGCGTGGTCGCAAAATGGCGCAACTGGTTCTAGCGGAGCTAAAACTGCGAAAGCTACTGTATATCAATGGGCGGCGACTATCCCGACCATTTCAGGATCATCTACTTACACTTGGGCTGATGGTTCGATAACTCCGGTTCCTTCTGGTTGGTCGGTTTCAAGTAGCACATCGCCAACGCAGGGTTTTACGCTTTGGGCGGCAAATATCACGGTTACGGATGGCGCGGCGGCGACTACATCAACGATCAATTGGGCGACAGCAAGCATCATTGCAGCGGGGTATTCTGGTGGGAATGGACTATCCGCGCGGGTATGTTATGCGCGGGTTCCAAGCAATCCAGCGCCAGTAACGGGAAGTGTTACCACAACAAACGTTGCTTATCCTAGTAGTGCGCAATCTACATCAACATGGGGATTTGCGGCGACATGGGGCGCAACTGATCCAAACCCAAGCAGTACAGATTCACTTTATGTATCGGACGGTATCGCTGATCCTGCAACGGGTAATACTACATGGGGAACGCCTTATATCTCAAGTTTAAAGGTCGGCAATTTATCTGCAATCACGGTAAATACAGGTGCATTGACTGTTACAGGGGGCTTGACGGTTGGCACTGCTGGATCATTTATGGGTGGGAAAACTTCCTACTCTGATACGACTGCGGGGTTCTGGCTTGGGTATGATAGTGGATCGTATAAGTTCCACTTGGGGAATTTAAGTAATAACATCAAGTGGAATGGAACAGGGCTGTCATTGAACGGAAACATTGATGCATCTGGCGGCGCTAAATTTACTTTAGGCGGTACGTCTTATGTGAATATGGTTTCTGGTATTGGTAGCCCGTTATTATCTGCGGTAAAAAATGATAATAATGCCAATCCAGCATTTACTGTCATTGATACGGTCGCATCATCACAGCCAACAGTGTTTATCACTTCTACATCTACTGATTCTGCTTTAGATGTTGCAAATTCTAGCACAGGTTATTCTGCGAGTTTTACTGGCAAATTTAGGCTAAAAACTGGTTCTACTCCTTTATTTTTGAATACGGATGCAGGATCAACAGGTCAAGTATTAACGAGTGCTGGAAGTAGTGCAACTCCGACATGGGGCAAGCGGATATTCAGCGGTGCGCAAGCTGCTGACGGTTCGGGTAATCTTACGGTAACGGTGAGCTTCCCTGATACTAGCTATGCTCCTGTTGGCACATCGACTAGCAATATACTTGTCGTTATTACTGCGAAATCAACAACATCAATAACGTTTCAAGCTCAAGATCGTGCAACAGGCGCGGCGGTTGCAAGTGCTGGTATTAGTTGGATCGCAATAGGATAATGATTGCCCCTAAAGTTTTGAAGGGGTAAAATTCTGGCAATAATTAAGAGGTGAAAAATGGCGTTAATTATCGCGGATCGGATTAAAGAAAGCTCTACCACAACAGGGACAGGGGCTTTAACTTTGGGCGGTGCTTTGACAGGCTTCAAGGCATTCTCTGCGGTCTGTGCAAATGCCGATACACTCTACTATGCGATTCAATCAGTCGATAGCTCAGGCAATTCAACGGCAGATTGGGAAGTTGGGCTAGGTTCATGGGGTACTGGTGGGGTTCTCACTCGAACGACTGTTTATGCTTCGAGTAATGCAAATACCTTTGTAAGCTTTGCTGCTGGTACAAAGCACGTTTGGATCGATGCGCCTGCCAATTTAATCAATTCTTTCGTACCATATACAGGCGCAACGAAAGACGTTGATCTTGGCGCAAATGGGCTAAGTGCAAATGACGTAACGATTAACGGCAAGACATTGGTTTTAGCGGGTAATTTCACGACATCTGGTGCTTATAGTTCCACATTCACCATGACAGGAACAACGGCGGTTACTTTCCCTGTTGGCGGCACATTAATCAGCACGACATACGCAGACTTCGGCGCTAATAGCATTTCAAACGTCAAGAATTTTTCAATGTCAACGCCCACCACGATCACGACTACAACAGGCGCGATTAACTTGGATTTAGCTGCGGCGGCTTTGATTCTTCAAAACGAGCTTACTGGCGCGGTGACTTATACGGTGACCACTACACCTCCGCAATATAGTAGGGGTCAAATCCTTTTTGCTAGTGATGGCACTAGCGCGGCATACGGCATAACTTGGCCTGCAAATTTCAGATTTTACGGTGCGACATTTTCCACAACGATAGCAAATAAATCCGCTATTATTAATTGGTGGTATGACGGCACGACTTACCATTGCGCAGCGAGTAGTCAAGTATGACGGCGGTTACTGGTACAGTTAGCTCTACTACAGGGTCAACGGGTTGGACTAACCCGAATAATATTTTTGCCAGTGATAATACCTATGCTGTTTCTGCTAGTTCAGGAAACTTAGTTACAACAGGGTCTTTGTTCGCATTGGGTAATGGTTTTTCTGTCCCATCTAGCGCGACAATCGACGGCGTTGAAGTATCGATAGAAGGTAAAAATGCTTTATCTGGTAGTGGGTTTAGGGTAAGGGCTAATAGTAGCGATATTTTTTTAAGATATTCTGGTGCGGATTTAAGCACTAATAGCCCATCTGGTGTGACTACCACTACTACATGGTCTGGAACAACGGATACAACAAACGTTTTTGGAAGTAGCACGGCTTTATGGTCGGCTACAATAACCCCATCAATAGTTAATGATTCATCGTTTGGGGTAAGGGTTAGGTTTCAAAACATTAATGCATCGGCACAAACTTTCAGCGTAGATTTTGTTTCAATAACAGTCTATTACACAGACGCAGGCGTTCAGTATTTTCAGCAGTTTTTCTGGCACGAAGTTTAATTTAACAAAGGAAATGTAATGACAATTCAATCTATTATTCGCAAGCCTACATCACTTATTGGTTCTCAATTTTCAGGATGGACAAATGAAGAGGCGTTGCTTCAATTGGATGGTAGTTTAGCGCAGTCTCAATTAACAAACCAAAATACCAATGTACCGTTTCTGAAACTATCTGCATTTGACAATCCGATTCCATCCGATGTCACCATTGTTGGCGTTGCGTTGCGCATTACTGGCAAAAGCCAATATACAGGCAATACAGGATTTTTCTGCGCGGGCGGTGGTTCTGGCGGGTTGCAATTGCAAGGCGTTGACGGCGTAAGTGGTCGCGGTATGACAGCAATCAAATCCAATGTTTTAGCAACTAAGATTGTAGGCGGCGATGCTGATTTATGGGGAGCAACTTCGATTGATGTCGCTCAGTTAAATGATGCAACGGTTTATGCGCTTTTTCAAAATGGTCTGACCACTGCACAAAAGCTGTTTTTAGATTGCATCGAAATGGAAGTGTTTTTTGTTTCCAATGTTTAAGGCGAATTAGATGCTAGGTCACGGCGCAATTTCAGATAACGCAATATCGGGAGGTAAATCCCGAATATATGTCTTATATTTGAAGACATTAAGCGCCGTGTCCTCTGTCGCAAAGTTTGTTAAGAGATCGCGCATAAGTTTAAAGCGTAAAGCGACTAGCGCGGTTTCTGGTTTCGTTAAAAAATCCATTCGCCGCAAAATTAAAGCCACTGCCATGGCTGTTTTGAATATGGTTCGCAAGCGTAAAAAGCTAAAAACTTTAATTGCTTCGAGTTCTGTTGTGGCACGATTAAAACGGATGGTTAAGAAGAAAGTCAAAGCGACTAGCTCTTATTTAGCCAAGGTAAAAAAATCCGTTAAGCGCAAAATGTTAGTTGTATCGTCAAGCGTTCGTAAAATTAAACGAGCGATGGCACGTAAGATAAAAGCTATACCAACATCAACCGCAAGAATCAAACGAATGAAATCTATGTTCATTCGTAAAACGGTTTCATCTACTTCAAGAATAAGAAAAACGCTAGGCAGAAAACTCCGTGCTACTTCTGGTTATGTTGCAAAAGTTCGCAAGTCAATAGGTAAGAAACTCCGCGCAACTGTTTCAAAATCAGCGAAGATAATTAAGTCGATTCGTAAGCGCATTTTCACATCATCAAACGTACTAGAAACAATTGCACGAGTTCAGCTAATCGCTAGACGGTTGAATGCTTATGCCTCGCATACGGTTAAAATCAATCGAAAAATATACAAAAACATTTCTGTCGTTTCTGGTCATGCGATCCAATTTGCGCGCGCATTTTTCAGGAAGTTAAAAATTAATTCCACGGTGACATCGACTCTTTCAGCATCTAAAAAGTCATTCAAGACAATGATTGCGACTGTTTCAAAAGTGGCTAGGATCACATACTTTAGATTTTTAGCCAAGAAGATGACCGCAAATTCATCAACTACATCAAAGGTTAAAAAATCATTTAGACTTATTCGGCATGCTATCTCAGGAACTGCGGCAAAAGTATCTAAGCGCATAGAAAAGAAAATTAAATCAGTTGGGCAATCTGTATCTAACATCATTACCGATTTAAGAAAATTCATTAAGGCATCATCGAATCATGCCGTTTCGATTGCTAGACGAAATGGGCGAATTTTACGTGCTCAATCAATATCCTCGGCAAAAGTAAAAAGCGCGATTAGCTTAATATTTTCCGCATCATTGCATGGTGTCGCCGCAATATCTCGCGGCGCAATTGTCTCGATGAAAGCGTATTCATCAATGGCGGCAAGTCTTAAAAAAGGACTTACTGCTAGATTGAAAGCAACATCATCACATTCAGTTAATTTAACTAAGAGAATCGGCAAGCGGTTAAAAACCACATTAACTGGTTTTGCTTCCATGTTAAGGTTAATTGCCGCCGCAATACGCCCAAATGTCGCCTATACAATAAAATTGTCAAAGCGCATTCGTGGGGTTAGAATGGCGGCAAAAGTAAGATTAGTTGATATTATGCGCAAAATACGCTCAGTTAGGATACCGAAGATATGAATACATTCACTCAAAAAAATCCAAATGAAAATGAAGTTTTCAGCATGGATTTTGTCAACAACTTGGCATTGAATGAGTCTATCACATCGGCAACTGCCACGATTACGCTTAAATCAGGCGTTACTGATCCTGATATGAATACTATGCTGGTAGGCGTTCCTGTTATCAATGGCACGATTGTATCTCAGTCGGTTCAAGGCGGAATCAATGGCAACTATTACTATCTGCAAATAACCGCCAACACGCCAAACCAAATTTTAGTTGGTCGCGCAATCCTTCCTGTTTCGGTGGAAAAATGAAAAACTCAAAAGCAAAATCACCCGTCATGATGCAGCAATCCTTAAAAGTATTCAATGCTGATGGGACGCTGAAAAAAGATTACGGGGTCATTAATTACTGGCATCGTAATCCACTTAAACGGTGGGCTTTTAAAATCCGTCAATTCTTTAAAATGAGGTTTAACCATGAATAAAACTTACTCGGTATTTTCCGCGAATCGTCAACCAGCTCCAGTTAATGCGACACTAGCAAATGGCGCGGTTGTTCAGGCAACTGTTGATTCTCTCGAAGTCCAATTAACGCCTACCGATGGCGCAAGCGGGACTATTAAATTGGTATTCTCTGAGCCTGCGCAAATCACGCAAGCAGAAGAGTTTTTCACCGATGGCAAATCTGTTGTTTTGACTTTTTCCGAAGTCTAATTTAATTTTGAAAGGGTCATAATCATGGCTACAGTACTAACCAATGCAGGCAAAGCAATTACCACAAATCGCATTAAAGGATCGGGAACCGAGCCAAACTATGTAGCTTGGGGAACTGGCGCGGGAACTGCTGCAATTACCGACACGACACTATTCACGGAAGCATCTGAAACTCGCGTGGCTGGTACATCGTCACAAGTGACCACGACAACGACAAACGACACTTATCAAGTAGTCGGAACGTTGATCGCAGACGCGAATAAAACAATTACTAATGCAGGCTTATTTGATGCATCAACGGCAGGTAATTTGTTTATGAAGGGCGACTTTACTGGAGTTGCTTTGAATCTCGGGGAATCCATTCAATTTACTAACCAAGTGCAATTTACTTAAAAGGTGCGATCATGAAAAAACATTTAGAAATTTTTATGGCAACGAATCCCGGCGGTCAACGTCCACCTCCAGAGCCTCCACCTCCACCGCAAGATGAACCGCCTAGCGAGTCACCAACTACACCAACAGAGAAGCCATAAAGATTATGGAAACGCTGGTAATTAGACTGGCTTTATTTGTATTGTTATACGGCATAGATTTTGCATATAGCATTACAATAGCAGACATGAATGATTACCCGTTCCAATATTTTTATGCAGGGCTGGCGGGAATCTTCACTGTATGTATGCTGGGCTTTTTCCGATATTCGAAAATTGCTCGGGATTTGCAAGTGATTCATATTACATGGATTGCTGTACATGCATACGGATATGTTATTTACATGCTGTATTTACCGCCTGATTCTTATAATCAAGTACAAATAATTCTACACATCGCTCAAATTTTCAGACTACTATGGAATAGACATGACGATACAAACCCTGTCGATGATTATTATAGGGTTAGTGACGTTCCTTACCATGATTTTAATTTGCGTAGAATTTGTTTTAAAAGGTAAAACAGATGAGCTTAATGAGAGACGCAGGAGCGCAGATAAGCGATGCGATAATGCATAACCAAAAAACGGCTATCGCGGTTCCTGCTGCGACTGCTGCACTTGGCACACTATCTGCGCTTGCGCAAGTGCAATCATGGCTTACAGTCATATCGATGGTACTTGGTATCGTTATTTCTTGCGTGATCCTTTGGCATAAATTGATTCAAGTAAAAACCGCGCATCTTGAGCACCAACAGGCCAAATTGCGATTGAATGAGATTACCAGACATGATTAACTCCCGCGATTTAAAAGACCTTCATCCTAAAGTTGCCGCGATGTGCTCCGCTTTTGTGAGTACATGTAAAGCACAAGGTGTTGACGTGTTAATTACATGTACTACAAGGTCAAATGAAGCCCAAGACGCGCTTTACGCGCAAGGGCGAACCACTAAAGGCGCGATTGTCACTAACGCGCGAGGCGGTCAATCATTCCATAATTACGGCGTTGCTTTTGACTTCTGCCCTATCGTCAATGGTAAGTGTCAATGGAATGATTCAGAGCTTTTTAAAAAGTGTGGGATCATCGCTGAATCTGTCGGTCTTGAGTGGGCGGGACGTTGGCAGGGTAAATTTCGAGAAGCAATTCATTGTCAATATACTGGCGGTTTGACTATCCAAGATTTGCAAGCAGGAAAGAAAATAGAATGACCATTTCATCAATGCAAATTATTCTAGCGATTGCCTTTGTTGTGATCGCTTTCTCGTTCTACACGGCGCACAAATCTAAGGTGTTGCAATTTAACGTGTTTGACTTGGTGATGAACCGTGGCAAGGTGGATAAAATTGCAGTGGCGTTTATGTTGGTTCTCGGCGTGACTACGTGGGTCATCATCGATCTGCAAATCAATGGGAAACTAACAGAGGGATACTTTACGATGTATGGTGGGCTATGGGTAACGCCATTAGTTGCGAAGGTAGTTTTCAATAAGCAAGAACCGGAAAAAAAAGATGATAGCGACAGAGCTTAAATTAGTTGGTATCGGTATTTCATCGGCGGCATTGATTGGCGTTGCTATATGGGTTCCTGAGCACTTTAAAGAAGTCGGGCGACAAGAAGTTAAGTCGCAATACGCAGAGGCTTCAAGACAAGCCATAATCAAGCGAAATGATGAAATTGAAGCGTTAAAAGTTCAGCATTTAGAAGTCAATAAAAAAGTAATGGATGATTATGAAAAACAACTTAGTGACCAAAAAAATAGCTACGATAGGCGTATTGCTGCTTTGCGTAATGCTGGCGGGTTGCGCTTGCCAGAAAGTGCATGTACAGGACTTGCCGCAACTCCCGAAACCAATAGCGCCGCAAAAGATAATGACTCCAGTGGATACCGACTTCCTGAGCGAATTGAAAACGGTCTTTTCGACCTCGCAAGAAAAGCCGATGAAACAGTAATTCAATTAAGATCATGTCAGAAATGGATAAAAGAAAACGGATTCTATCCTTGAATTTATTTCGTAAAGGTATATTATTTGTTTCAGCTAAAAGCTGTCAATTCAAGGCACTAAGCCGATAAATTAATGGAGTCGCTATGGGCGAAATCATATCGGTTTATTGTGCAGGATGCAGACGTAAATTAGGCGAAGGAAACGGCGATGTTTTTGAACTTCGCTGCCCTAATTGCAAATCAATTACAAAACTTCAAGTTGGTGCTAGGCTAAGTAAGATAGCACCAAAAATAGCGCAAATCGCGCAATCTCAATCTGATTTAAAATCCTCCGATTAATCGGGGTTAAATCACGTCCAAGCATATCGCTTTGTTAATTTTACTTATTGGAGGTCATCATGGACGAATACAGTTCATTAGATGCCGCACATGCAGCAATTCACAAGGAGAATATCATGGAACATGGCGTAACAGATAAAATTGAAAACATCTTCAAACCTCACATGGGGGGTCACGATGGAATGGGTTTAGGTGGTGGCGGTTTTGGTGCTGGTTTAGTGGGCGGATTATTGGGCGGCGCATTGCTTGGGAATCGGCGCGGAGGTTTATTCGGCGGCGATGGATGTGGTGATGGGGTATCTCCAGCACAAGCAGCATTTGATCAATCGATTATGAATGGAGTCAATGGACTGACAGCCGCAGTTCCTTCTAATGCATTGCAGACTCAAAACGCCATTTTAGAATCGCAAAACGCAATTCAAAATGCAATCGCTTCGTTTGCGCTAGGTACTAGCCAAGGATTTTCAAACGTAAAAGATTCTGTCACTAATACTGGGACAGTTCTTTTGCAGTCTGGCAATCAAAACACTCAAAGTATTTTAAATGCAATTTGCGGCTTAAGTTCAAAAATTGATGCAGGCACGATTGCCAATTTGCAAGCGGAACTAGCAGAGGTTAGAACAGCTCGCGCAACTGATGGCGTTCGTGTTGATGTAACTCAGACTGTAAGTCAAAACCAAGCGCAATTGCAAGCGCAAAATCAACAACAGCAACAATTCCAAATCCTTGCCAACTTATCGGCAACGGTTGCAAATTTAGCTAATGATATTCAAGTTGTTCGCCAAGGGCAGACTATATTCAATAGCGGCACTATGGCTGGTTCTGGCACTCAAGCAGCGGCAAATACTCGAGTCTCATAGTTTTATACGTCCCGAAGATTTAACGATCCTAGGGGCGTTTTAAAGGAGTCAATCATGTTCAATTTATCTAAAGATCAAATGATGGTATTCGCTTCTGAATATGTCGCACGGAATGGTATTTCAATGCGCGATATTTTGACTTTCAATCCAATCGCAAATTATCTCAGGCTATCATTAGATGATGACCAACTTGAATGGCTTTCTTACGATGTACAAAAAAACCCGCAAGGATTGAAAATGTTTATTCAATCAGTTGCGGGTCGTAAGGCCATAGAGCAAGTATTTATTCAATACCAAGAACATCGGCATAAAACATTAGTGCAGCCGAATCATGTTAAATTGGTCGAGCAAATTACTCAGTGACGATCAAATTTCGCGTTGACTGAGTTACATCTACATCATGGTAAATCTCGGGGAACTCTTGCGCTAAACATTTAATACTTCCATTCAACAAGACCGATTCAAAACTAAAATCATGTAGATCTGAAAGTAACGCAATTGTGGTTACAAGTAGCTGTAAGTTATGTTTCAAATACGTTAGATCAAGATGCCCTTGATCGAAGTAGGTAGCGTAAGCATTTGCAATATTCCCGCTAAACTTTGAGGTCATCAAAGCAAGTGCAACAGGGTTCGCGCCAAGTACGGCCGCCGCTAATTCGTTTGACATATCACTCGCGGTTGCCGGATCAACGATCAACGAATCAATATCAATCGACTCTGTAAATGCGATAATAGCGGCATCGCGCATCATGTCGCCCATATGTTCAGCGATGGACTCTGGGACAAATGGTAATTGCATCCATGCCTGAGCTATCGTATTGCATAGATGACCGTTTCCCGATGTTAAACGCATCGCCGCAACATTCGCAGGTACATCAATTTGTGATCGCATTACCGATTCTTGGTATTCTTTCAGTTTCATTTGTTACTTTCTTTAAGTTGAATTTATACGACTGGATAAGCCCAAGAATTAAGAGGTTGCCCGACTAATTCAAGTGCCATGCTTTTTACTAGCTCATAGCTTGGTACGGCATTAATCGCCATAATTTGCCAATGGTTTTGAACATCATCCCGCGCTTCACGTCCGAATGCATTCATGGAAAATGTATCAATGATTTTCTCCATAGACTCATAGCCAAACGATGGCAAGTGAGGCGCAAAAGAATGCGCGACTTGTGAAAAGGTTTGACCATTTGCCATGTCATTCAACCACCATGCTAAACCCTCTGCATCTGGTAATCGGTTAAACGCAACTTTGTAAAGTGCAGTGATTGCGATTGTATTCTGTAATGTTTCTTTGTTTGGTTGTGAGTTCATTTTGTTCTCCTAGTTAAGTGGTTTAATACGATTTTCCGCCAACTTTGGCGCGGTTTTCTAACTTGTGATCTGCTCTTTGCGCGTTATAAGCTAATTTCTCTTCAATCGCGCCGCCGATGTCCATTCCATACGCACCAGCTAAGTCAAAGATGCGAATAACAGCATCTGCCAATTCCACCTCGCGCATGTCACGGTGAGGCAAGTGATCGTCTTTCAATCCTTTGCGATCACCTTCCATAGCTTCGCTGATTTCAGAATGGATCAAGCAAAGTTTATTGCTGAACATTAGCGGGTTTTGAGTGTCGCCATCTTTCCACCAATTTGCCGCTGCTGAGTGGCATGTTTCTTGTAAGATATTTGCTGCATGTTTTACTTGGTTACTTATCATTTTACTCTCCTATTAAAATTGATTTGATTCTATTTAATCATCACTAACTACATCTTGAACTTTGACTGCTTTTGATACTTCATTTGCGATGCGATCTGGATCGTGCAAAATATCATCTGGAATATGCACATCAAAAGCAACTCGAACAGTTCCAAGCATTTTTATATTTGGCGCTGTTGTAGCTGTATGAATTTTTCCTTCTTGCGGGGAAGTCGGCCAAAAATCCATGTACATTCTAAGTTTCATGTTTAAATTTCCTCGGTTTTTATACACATTGTCAGTGATATGTTTAATTTTTTGCTGAATTTATACAAGTTGATTTTTTCATCCTTCACTCTCCTTGTATTCTGGTGCTGCTGCGATCATGGATTTATACAGCGAGACAGGCAAATAATATCCTCCCTCATGATGATCGTTAGCTGACTTAATTTGCGCCTCTGTCGGCTCAATCGGCACGATCTTAAACTTGGTGTCGTCGTAGGTTGCTGTGCGTAGTGTCATGGCGACGCCTCGAATTTCTTAACGGTAATTTCAAATTCTGGCTTACCATCGTTGGTGATTAAAACGGGCTTCCCAAATGCCAATACATGCTCGGCTACAGCAACAAGTGCATCGGTAGTTACGTCCTGCTTTGACGCCGACCATGTTCTACCATCTTTCAAAATCGTTCCTGCAAAAATTGTGTTTGATAGTGGACTTGTTGCTACGTGTAATTTCTTGTTCATTATGTGCCTTTCTGTGCTGATAAAGCAGCCATATTCTTGTCGAACATTTCGCTAAACTCATAGCCGCCATAATCGTCATGTTCTAGATGGTGCTCATGGTTTGCCAAAACTACAGACTCAAGCTCAGCTATCCGCTTTGCCTGTGCTGCGGATTCTTTATCAAACTTTGTCACATACTCACCATCAAGTATTTTATTGGCTTCATCAAACGGACAATTTACGTTTGAATGCTCGCCAATTGGCACGTCAAAAACCTCACTGATCTTGTCTGCTAGAGAATCGGCTTTCTCATACCAATAGTCGCGTTCTTCTAGTGCCTTTAAACAATCATTTGATTCGCGCTCGTAAGCCTTTGTCAGATTTGAGATTGTTGCTTTCAGCTCTGCATTCTCTTTCTGTAGTGCTTCATAAGCCGCGCGATGTTCGTCAATCATTTTCTGCCTCCTGCATCAATTCTTTTTTAACTATTTCTAAAACGCCAAGCGTGCTTGCAAGTGATGTTTCAAATTGAAACTTTGAAATCGCATCGCGTATGGCATCGCGCATTTCTGACTCAACTTGATAGTTTTTATTGAAGTTTGCTTTTATTATTTTGCTCATAATCCCACCGGAAATCCTTTGTACTTCGTTCTAC